AGCAGCCATAGCCATTTCAAGGTCGGATATGCGCTGTTTAGCTTCTTCAAACTCTGTCAGCTTAACTGTGGTTTCCGGCTCATATTTTTCTGTACTCCATGTCTGAGTTTCAGTATCATACTTCCTGTAAATATAATCCTCTGAATAATCAGAAATTTGCACCATATTTGAAGCGTTAACCTCACCTGAAAGCATAGACACTCCAACACATATGTTATTCTCGCCTAATTGAGCATAGTAAAACATATATACACCTCCATTACTTAAATTCTATTACTTGCCAATATGCAGTTTGAGTAGTATCAGAATATGTGGCATATGTACTTAACGACAATTCAGTTGAGCTATTAAATTGTATTGTTATAAACGCATCGCTTGTGAAACCGCCACTTGAAGTTTTAAATGATACAAGGCATATTGATTTGCTCAAATCAACTGCGCTTATAGTAACAGAAGTAGACACCGTAGCAGAAGAAGATGGCGCAGTCATAGTCACAGTACCTCTTTGTACACTTTTTACATTATTAAATTCTATTACCTGCCATTCCACTTGTTGTTTACTTGAGCTTCCACCTCTTCCTATCTCAAGTGTCGTTGAGTTTATAAGCGCTGCATAAACAGCTATACCATAAGCTGCGTTTGCCCCGCTTATAAATCTATTTGAAAAAATTACAATAGAGGAATTTAAGTCTACCGAAGATATCGTAATAGTCGTTGAACTTAAGCTATTAATGGTATATGAACCTCTCTGTATGCTTTTTATTGAAGGAGTTTGATAAGTACCTGTAACACCAAATATAGAAGTACCGCTTTTTATATTTGATGCTATTAAATTCGCATCTCCTTTGATAGTCTGTATACCAGACAAGTACTGCCCAGCAGCTATAGTTTGGTCGGTTGTTCCCGGCGTATATGTTGCTGCTGCTTTACTTGGAACACTGCCTGTAATCTTATTTCCATTGACATATGCCGTCATTCCAGACAATATATGCCCTGCTGATGCCGTAGCATCAGATGTAAACGTACCTACTATACCGCCAACAGTAGTTCCTGCTTTTATTACACTTGCAACTAACCCGCTAATAACTGCCTTAATTTTACGCAAGCCTGAATGATACCCTTGTGCAACAGTATATTCTTGATTCTGACTTGTAAGGTTGATTGTTTCAGCTGTGGACGGGCCATTATTCGGCATAGTGCCAACTTTGTCTGGGCCATCGTCATTAGTAAATGTTTTGCCAACCAGTACATCTGCTGGTTGAGCATTCCCAGTTCCACCGATTGGTATTAAATCACCTACGTTTAAGCTCATACCTTAACCACCTCCAGATAGGGTCTGCCATCAATAACTACAAGCCTATATTCTGCTGTTGTGTTCCTGTCTTTGTATATATGAGGTATTTCATCTTTTATGTGAGCCGTAACCATCTTTGCAGTCTTATCTAAGTCGTTCGATATCTTTGCAATAGCCTTAGTATTACCGTCTATAGCTGCTACTGTATTCATCGGGTACGAATATTTAACCGTAGGCAGAGTAGTCAATGATGAATCATAATAATATGCGTACTCGTAGTACTCAGTATTATTAGCATCTGTTATGGTGAACGATAATCCATCAGCGGCCACAGTGCATTTTGTTAAGTCGATATAGGTAAGCGCTCCAGTATCTACATCAATCTTTGCGACATAATCTAATGACTTTATGGGTAAATGGGTTTTCTCCACTTGTATACCACCACTATAATATCCAACATCAAATACAACTGGCTCAACTATTAGGTGCCCGTTTGGGTATGCCATCAGTTTGCTATAAGGATATTCCGATACAATCGGTGTCGCTAATTGATAAATTAGTGTCGTCCCAGCAAGTGCTGCTCTTGCAGCTGTAATGTCAGCATATGTACCCAATGGTACATGTATATAAAATCTTCGAGATACGTGAAAAGACGTATACGGCTGATCACTTCCTGCTCCCCCACTAACAGATGTGCTGGGATACCCTGGAATTATAAAATCATTATTTATTCCATTTGTTAAATTTACTGCATCTGAAAGCTCCTTAGTATATATTCTTTGTGAATTTGGTGTAATGCTCATGCCTTCAAAATCGCTCGCCTGCAATACATATTTCTTAATTCTCTGCTTTCTTTCACCTGTAATGACATTAATTTCATCAAATGTGCCATTCGGCAGGGAACGTAATTCACCATCAATGTAGGCTTCGGTTTCAGTGTAGGGTTCGTATGGAGTTGCTACTGTACCTTCTTCAATCTGTGCTGTATCTATAGCTGTTTTTGCAATTGTATATCTAACATATTTTGCATTAGCTGGTGATACCCCTACACCTGTAATTACGCTTGATATGAATTTTTTATTCGCATCATACCACGCACCATATCTGGCAGGAGTAAAAACATATGATGTGTTAGGTTTTATCTGTATATAATCTGTTACATCATCACTAGCAGACGAATTTAAAGTACCATTTGCTATTACAACTACATATCCTAAATTTCTAAAAGCATTTTTATCAAACAAATTCTTCCCAACACTCTTTACTCTGACGCTTTCTGTAGAAACCACGCCACCCGGAGTAGTATAAGGCTTCTTTGCCATTAATGCAGTCGCACCTTCGGCATATTCGGCAGCAGTAATTTCAAGAATGGATATTGCATCTACATATCCATATTGACCAGTTACACCATTTACATAAATACGCAAATAAGCATAAGTAGCAGCATCAATATTCGATGGAGAAACAACAATACCAACTCGATTATATGATGTTGCAGTCACCAATCCGCTTAATACAATACCATTATCAGATACTAATCCTATTTTCATACCATTACTGAGATTGTTATTTTTAACATGAGCTGTAATAAGATAATACTTAGTTTTATCTAATAAATTCAAAACGTTTCTTTCTATATACTTTTCCCCATCAACGGATAAGGTTATTTTTAAGCAATTTGTGCCTTCATACTTATTTGTATTATCTATTATTACAGTTACATTAGCTGCATTCCACCCTGTAGTTTCTTCGCATCCACCAAAAGTAGCTTTATTGTGCTGAGTATTACCCTTCAGCACAATGTCGCTAAATTGCCCTTCTACGACATGGTTGGGCAAGGTAATTACCGATGATGTGGCTTCTTGAGGTTCCGAATATTCAGGAGATTTTATTTTTATTTCAGAAGCAATTTCTTGTAATGCATCTTCTACGTTTGTTGATTCAAAATATTCGCCATCATCTGTTATTTCAATAATAGAAGCAGGATGTGTATCTGGATGTCTGTATACAATTGTTTCACTAGAATTTATTTTAATATTACCATTAATGTCAGAATCTTCAACTAATGTACCAGCACCAGCAGACGCTATTTTCAGCCAATAATTTGCATCAGATGGTGATACACCTTGACATTGTTGTTTACATAAAAATGAACTACCTTGATATACTACTTTATTTAAAGGTCTATATAATTTCTCAGGATTATATTCCTCCCATACTTGAAATTCAGCATCATGTTCTTGTCTATTTACTTCATTTGATTGTCTTATTAATTCATTATTTTGTCTAATTTCTTCTTGTGATTGTCTTATAGATTCATTAGAAACCCTAATTGATTCAGCATTTATTCTTTCATTCTCTGCTGATATTCTTAAATTTTCATTATTTACACGTTCTTCTTCCTGTAACAACCTAATTGTTTCTTGAGATTGTCTTTCGTTTTCGTTAGACATGCGTAAATTTTCTGCATTATCTCTACTTGTTTCAGCGATTACTCTACTTTCCTCAGCATTACTAATTAATGTAGCAACATTATTGGCATTTTCTGTAGCTACTATAGCATTATTTGTTATTGTTTCAACTTGAGCTAAAGTTTTAATTGCTTCTTGCCCTTGCTCAATAATATCACCTAGTGTTTCTTCTACAGTTCCATTATTTTGCTTAGTCCAAACACGTTTTGCTGGCAAATAATAATTACCAGTACCAACATATGTAAATTTTATGTTTTTATCATTAGCATATGGATGAAATGTTATAATTCCAAATCTATAATCAACTATAAATTCCCTTTCCCCAGGAATACCATCAAATATTTCATAATATACTTCGCCAGTTGATATTTCAATGGCTTGCACATGGTCTATCTCACTGGGTATTTCCGATAATAATACTTTATTATCTTTAACGACAAAGGATTCTTCAATGTTTATATAAGGATCATCCATTGTGCCTTTTCTTCGTGTTGATATTATAGGATTATATGAATTAACAGTTCCCATTTTCCTTCTCCTTTCTGTATATTTTTATAGAAATAGGGTATTATATTAACAACAAGCCATATATTGACATAAATTGATAATGTAGTATAATATAATTAGAAATACTAAGGAGGTAATAGTGTGAAAAAACTACATTTAAAAAGTTTAGTAATTGGTTTTATAATAGGAAGTATATGTTTTACAACCATTTCTTTAGCCGCAACCAGAACATTAAAAAACGCTTATTTTAATAACGATATAAAAGTTGTAGTAAATAATAAAGAGTTAAAATTAAATTACCCTGTAGTAACTGTAGAAACTAACGAAGATGCATATGGCAAAAATTATTTACCTATAGCACCTTTAGCAGAAGCTTTAAATGCAACTGCAAAGTGGGATGGAAAAACAAAAACTATAAATATACAAAGTAATAATATGCCTAATATCAACAATACAGCAGATGACAATATTCCCATTTTGCAAATAGGAGAAACCTATAAAAAAGATGGATTAGAAATTACAATTGAAAAATTAGAATATTTAACCGCATCAGAAAAAGGATTTAGAGTATATTTTTCAATTGTAAATAATTCTGATAATCCATTGATAAGCACAGGTATATTACAATTTAAATTAAATGACACAAAATATCAAAATGAATTAAACAGTGGTGGATGTCGTATTAAAACGAATAAAAAAGGCTATATATATCCCAACGAATCAGCTTCAGGGTATTTTGAATATTTTTTTGAAAAAGATATAGAAATTAATGAAATTGTATATCATATAGGAATAGACGGTAGTTCAAAAATGTCTCCCGTAGCAAAATGGGTAATAAAAAAGGAGTAATGTTACTCCTTTTTAAATTCCCAAAAATGCTTGAATAAAATATGCTGCATTAATTCTGCCTAGTGTTGAGCTACTTAATTCAATATAATGCCATCCAGATGTTGTAATCCATTGAGTTAAATCAAGGTTTGATTGATTTGTTGAATATCCAGCACCACCATTATTTAATCGTTCTACTCCATCCACGTATACTTTTACATTTGTAGCTGTCGTTGATTCGTATATTCCATAATTAATGTTATGTGTATGGTCAGGCACACTAAATGCATGTGCATGATATGGTAAATTTATTATATGCGTATGCTGTAATCCAGTAGGATTTAATTGATGATAATGTGAGTAAACAATTACATTGTGAACATGTTCTCCGTCAGAATTAGTGTTACCACCAGTAGGTATACTGTGATAATGATTAGATATTCCATCACGTGGAGTATATGCTTGTACTCCATCTGTACTACTTAACCAATTTGCTCCAAAGGTTAATAAATCATAATCATAATCACTATTTAAAGATGATATTTGTTCACCTCCGCCACTTACTGTTGAACTCGCCCATCCTCCACCACTGGCTGCACTTGTTTCATAAGCCCTAAACGGTTCTAACGTAAAAAACAACTTCAATTGTCTAATTGATATTACATTGTCTGGTATATAAAAATTCATTCTTAATTTATGGGTAGAATCAACATTATCAACAATACTATCTCCCCAACATTGCAACATACCATCTTCATCTAAAACTGTGGCTGTACCTGCTTTATTATATAGCCTCAATCCATATTTTCCCAATGTACTATCATATTTACCTAATTGAACTCTTATTTTTTTAGGATTTGAATTATCTTTTATAGTTAGCAAATTGCCAGTAATATTAAATTCTCCTGTGGAATCTTCAATATATAGGTTACTTCCTAACAATATTTTACCAATCAAACGTTCACCTATTACACCTTGTGGAGTTATTGCCAATGAAAATGTTTGACCTCCATCTTTAGTCATTGCAATTACGTTATTTATTATTCTTATATATTCATTCGGATTATTTTTGTCTTGAAGCAGTATACCTCTATCGTCAATTCTTACATCTTGATTTTTACCTGCTAAAACTGCATTTTTAGCAGTATCTAACTCACTATTAATAAAATCTAACAACTCATTTCTTTCGCTATCATAATATTTTCCATATTTAAATCTTTCAATATTTAATGTATTTCCTGCACTTATTGCACTATTTAACAAATCAGTAAGATAAATATATGGATCATCAACTGAAGATTTATTAGAAAAATATAATTTTAATGTATTATTTTCACTTTGGTCATAACCAATTAGCCTTACAGGAATTTCATTTATCCCAAATTTATTATATTCAATGTTTATTAATGTACCAATTTTAATCTTATCCCAATCATGCTGACATTCTAATATACTAAATAAATCAACCACATCTATTTCAAATTCTAATGGAGGTTGATTTAATCTTTGAAGCATTTTCTTTGCATCTTCATATAATTCATCAACATCATAATAATTTGAATCACGCCAAGTTTTTTCTTTTACAAAAAAATCTAATTCTTTTAATTGTTCTGCTGTAAAGTTATTTTCTTTTTTTATTTGGTTTTTTAAATCATTTATATTTGCATTAACGCTGTCTATTTGAGATTGAATGTTGGCTATTTCATTATTTTTACTATTAATTTGTTGATTTTTAGCAACTTCTTGATTTCTCCAATATGTATAATCATGCCCATTTGATAATTCACCTGTTTGAATACAGACATCCATATTGTCCTGAATTAATTTTAATTCTAATTTTAAAGCATCCAATTCATTATTTTTTGTTTGCAAATTAACTTGATACTCTGATAATTGAGTTAACAAGTTTTGAAATTCATTAGTTTTAGTTGCTATTAGTGCATCGTATGCATCTAAAGCATCAAGTAATGATTGACTCATATAATTAGTATTTCTATAATAACTATAATCTTCAATAAAAGACGTTCCAGTTGGATTTACTGAATTTATACTTAAATCATCTTTACCATATGCATATAATCTAGTTATTATTTCATCAAACTTTATTTCTTGATTTATTGTTTTTAAATAATTTCCTTCTGATATATATAAACCTCTATTTTCATTTGATAGATTTTCAACTTTAATTACATTAATTACTTTATTAATAGTATCATATTGAAAAATACATTGAAAAGTTTTCTGTACATCATCAATAAACTCTAATAAAGACTTTTCTGCAATATCAAAATATCTATATATATTCAATAAATCTCCATCAATAGAACCAATATTCCACGAAGGTGCTAAAGATATAATATATGTTAAAATACTTTCTTCTGGATTAGCAATATTATATATTGTTTTTTCACCTTTATAACCTTTTACAATTTTTCTTGATAACTCATGTTGTTGTGAATAAGCCAATATCTCTTTATAATCTATTTCTCCACCAGAGTTTTTTGGGTTTTGAATAATAAAATATTCTTGATTATTTAATAAAATAAGATAATCACCCTTAATCAAATCCCAATTAGGATTTACAATTTGTATGCCATTTTCTATTACATAATAAGGTATTTTGAATTTCAATTCTGATACTCCAACTAATCTAGGAGAATACACTTTTTCATATGCTTCAGTCAATATAGCTATTTGTTCTCTATTAGGTTTGCATAATATTAATTCTAATTGAGGCAACTCTAAATCTTTTCTAATATCACCTAGCAAAAAAATCACCTCCCATTATAAAGCAATAGGATATTGACTACGAACTAACAATTTTATTTTTCCTGTAACTTCTATATTATTTTTCCCATATATAAGATTTAAAGTTTTTTTATTCCAATTATTATAACGATACAATCCAGTAGAAGAAATTACTCTTTTATTCTCTCCATTAATATAAATCGTTTCATTTACATTTAAATTTTCAAATGTGACTGCTTCTCCTTTATAAGTTAAATTTTTAATACTAAAACTTGTACCATCTACAATTTCTACTTCTATTTCAGGTTTATAAATATTTTGAATATTACTTTTATTTTCAAGAGATATATTACTAGTTGTATTTAATGATAAATCAAATTCATCTAAATAAACTTTAGTATATGCCCAAGGTGCATTACTTCTCCATTTTAATCTTATATATCCGCTTTCATTACCTAGAATTTTTGAAGGACTATCTATACATATAACTTTGTAAACAATATCAGGATTATCATATGAAACAAAATCTTTATATTGTTTTTGAAACAACCATCTACAAATTGTTAATCTTGTATCCAAATCCCATTCACTTTCTCGGAATAATAAAGTTTCAAACTCAAACGGCTCTTGTTTAACTTCATACAGATAGGGAAGAGGTTTACGTGGAACTTGTTCTTCAATAATTGATTGTCTTACTCCAAAATGACTTTCTGATTTATTTTCTATATATCCTAAAAATAACCCATATGTACTTCCATCTATATAATCAAACGAAAAATTAACATTTCCAAACAACAATTCCACCCCTTTCAAAAAAATAATATAGGTAGAGGAATATAATATTCCCTACCTATATATACCACGCTTAATAAATTCATTTTTTAACCGCTCGATTATTTTATTTCCTTCATTTTGTATTAAAGGAACAGTCTCTTTAGTTACATTACCATTTATAGCAATTAAATTATCAATTTTAAATGAAAAACCATCATTAACAATATTAGGTATTTTAGGCATCTCAATTCTATGTATTATTTTATCAGTAAAATCTAATACCTTTAATAAATTACTCAAGTCATCATGCTTTAAAAATCCTTCTGGTTCTGAAGGTGTACCATGAACCATAGCCAATCCAGTATAATCAACTAATCCACCTTCACTATATCCTTTTGTCATTTGTAATAAAGTATTATAATCAAACAAATCTTCTTCAATACCATATTTATCACGCAATTGTTGATTTTTATTTCTTAAAGCCTGTTTTACAACAGGAGAGCTGGATTGTTCTGCTAAACGCTTATTTTCTAAATATGTTTGAAAATCTTCATCAGACATACCAAGTGGATTAGATGAACTATTTTTTACTGAACCACCATAATTCATGTAATTGCCCATTATGCTTTCTAAATTTTGTACTGCCGATTGTGCTTCAAGTATTTTAGCAATAAATTCATTTTTTATTTTATCACCTAAAATAGACATACCTTCGCCAAAAGTATTTTCAAAAGAAATATAAGCATCAGTTAAACTTACTAATTGCCCATTTACATCATACATAACGCCTTCAAGTAAAGCTTTTTGAGCTTCAAGATATATATTCATGTCTGAAGAACGCTGTTCTAACCCAATCTTAAAATTCTCATAATCTTCATTTTCTTTTGCTTTTTTATCATTAATATATTCTTCAAAATCCTTTAATTGGTCTTGAAGGTTTTTCTTTTGAGCTTCACGACTATGATTACGTTTTAATTCTTCAATTCTTTTTTCTTGTTCTGCTTTTTCTTTAGTAAGTTCAACAATTTTATTCCTAGTTTCAAGCGAATCATCTAAAGATAATTTATTTATTTCTGATTGAATTTCCTGTAATTTATTCTGTTCTTCTGCCAATTGCCTTTGATAATCTTCTTCGTTAAATTGATCTTCCAATAAAGCTATTTCATCATTTATAACTTTTCTAAATTTATCAAGACGTTCATCATATTGTTTTAATTTATCCTGATGTGCTTTTTCTGCTAATTTAGCTTCTTCTTCATATCTTTTTTTTATAATCTGTATTATTTTATCTTCAACATCTTTAATAATATTTAATTTATCAGCACTTTCTTGTTTTATTAATTCCTGTTGCTTTTTTAACAACTCTCCCATGGTTTTGATATTTTCATTTTGTTGATTATCTAATCTCCACCATGCTAATGAGGTATCTTCAATTTCTTCTTGTAATTTTTTATATTCTTCTGAAATAGGGGAGAGTAGGGATAGTTGCTTACGTCTAGCTTCATTTAATTCATGTAACTTATTCTTTTCCTGTTCAAGTAATTTATTTACTTTAACAAGTATTTCAATTTGTTTTTCTTCAGATGATTGCTTTAAAATTTCATTATAACGGTCAATTTCATACTCAATATCATCTATAGCTTCAGTAATTGGATTAATTTGGATTTTAAATGAAATTAATTGAAGACTCTCATTATATTTTTTTAATTCTAAATTTCCATCTTTATACTTTTGAGTTAATTCATCAACTCTATTTTTATACCATTCAGTTTGCTTATCTGCTTCGGAAGTAGTAGAGATTAAATCAGATAATTCGGATTCATATTTTGATACTACATCTGTAGTTATTTTTATCTGTTCTTGTAAAATTTTAGCCTGACCATCTAAATCATTATCATCTAATAACTTCAACTGATAATCTAATTCTTCTAGTCTATTTTGAAATGGCTCTAATGATTTATCAAATATTTTAAATGAAACAGACATTTTATCGCTAACTAAAGAATTAATATCATTATCAATACTATATAACTGCTTATCTAAATCAGATAGAGTAGAACCAATCTCTTGAATTCTTTTAATTGTTGCAGCTACATCTTTATCTGTAGTATTAATATTTGATAAATCACCAGCTAAAATTTTTTCTTTACCAGCAAACTTAATAGAATCTAGTTCTTTTTGATATGAATCACGAACTTCTTTTAATATTTTTTCTTTAAGTTTATACTGTTCAATCAATTGGTCATATATGGCTGGTTTTTGTTCAATATTAGTAATATCTTCAAGTTTATCCTTTAATTTGTCTATTGCATTATTTATATTAACAATTTTTTGCAAACGTAAATCAAATGTTTCAGAAAAAGAGTCTTTTGTAGAACTTTTACTGGAGCTTTCAAATTTACCAGTATTAATTAAAGCAATAGCTTTATCAATTTCGTCAACGACTTTTTTGTAATCCATCAATGCTTTTTTGTCTTGTAAAAATTGAGCTTTCAAATCTGGATTATTAAAGTCAACTCCCAATCTTTTAGCAGTTGCCATATATGAAGCAATCATTGAACGTTCCATTTCTTCAGCCGATTGTTGTAATACACTTGCTTCTATTTTATAAAATTGTAATCTATTTAATGTTTGTGTCTTAGTTGCTTCAAGTTTATTTTTTTCAGCTTGCAAGTGTGCTATTGCTTCATCCTGTTTTGCTTTCTGTAATGCTTTAATTGCTTCTTCTTGAACTTTAATTTGTCCATTTTCAACAGATATATATTTTATGATATCAGGAAAAGTTTCTTTCCATTTTATAATATCTTCTATATATATTTCTTGTCCAGATTGTACTTTAGAAAGAATATCATTATATGTAGATACTGAATCAATTAATTTATCTAATACAGAAGATACATCAATAATGTGTTTAACAGATGCTGGCATTTGTAAGAATGTTTGAATGTTTGCTTTTGATATGCCAATTTTAATTAATATGTCATATAATTTTTTGTAGGCTTCAGTTACTTCTTCTGTAGCTACTTTGCCTTGCTGATAACTTTCAGTTAATTCATTCCAATCTTTATAATGCTGTTCAAGATTATTTTCTTCTATTAATTTTACTAATTCAGTATATGACTTAATATATTCTTCTGCACCAATAATACCATTAGTAAAATTACTAGTAATATCTTTGGCTAAATTATCAACTATTTTTTCTGTAATTCCAGACAATTTAGCAAACTCTGGAATTCCTGCTTTTATTTTATCAACTAATTCTTGAACCTTTTGTTTGCTATTTTCAAGTTCAGTTTGCCATTTAACTATACCTTCTCTTGTTTCCTTTATTAATTTTTCTTGATCATGAAATTCATATCCAATGAAAATCTTTCCTTCTTTATCAGGCTTTTTCTTTTGAATCTCTTCTAAACTAGTTTTCCAATCATCAATAGTTTGCAACACATCTTGTATGTGTTGTTGTTCTTCCTTTAACTGATCTATATAATAATCACGTTTTTCTTGTTCTTTTAGTGCTTGTAATTCTTTAAGTTTTTTAATTTCTTCATTTATAGCTTCTTTATTTTTGATATGTGCGTTTCCTTCAGCATCGTAATAAGCTATTAAATCTTCAGAAATACTAGCTATTTTATTTTGAGTTTCTAATAAGGTTTTATGTTCTTCATCTGATAAATTTACTTTAGAAGATAATCCATTGTATACTTTACTTAACTCACTTAAAGCCTTTTCTTTTTCAGTTAACTTTTGTATTTCTTCATCAATTTTTTGTACTGTTTGTTCTACTTCTCTTTTATGTTCTTCTTCAGCTTGCTGGACTTTTTCTAAATGAGATGTATATGTAGACAATGCAATCGCTGCTGCTGTAAATCCAAGTGCTATTGCTCCAACTGGATTACTAAGCATTGCAACATTAAGTGCACTTATTGCTTTTGTTGCTAAACTTGCTATACTAACAAAGCCACTTAAATTAGTAGTAGCAGCCAATATATTAGAAACAAAGGTTTGTAATGAAATTATAGTTCCTGCAATTGCCTGGCCCTTTAATGCAATTAATACTCCTGTAATAGCAATTAATACAGTTTGTAATCCTCCAACAGTATCAACTAACTTATCTATTGCTGTAACAGCATCTATAGCAAATTCAGTAAGTCCTTTTAAAAAGTCCAATCCACCCTTATCTCCAATAGTAGTCGCTAACTGTTTCCAAGCATTATCTAGTATTGTTGTTTTTGCATATAAAGTATCCATATGCTTCTGCATTTCATTAGCTGTATATCCTTCAGCTTCTTGTAAATCTAACAACACATCTGTAGTTTTTGAAATACTATTCATTAAACCAAGGAAATAATTTCTTCTATAAGTTCCAGCAGCAGCATTAGAAATATCACGTTTTTGAATATCCGACCATTCTTTTTCAAGACCTAATGTCTCTGCTAATTCTTCATTAAATAAACCTGCTTCTTCTGCTGACTGAATAAATCCATCCTGAATATCAGCACTTAATTTATCAAATCGTTTTCCGATATCTCTGAATACTTCCATAAAATTTCTAAATTGTGTTCTAGCTTCATCTGCATAAACTTGTATTCCAGATTGTTCCAGTATATCAAGGGTTTTACTTCTTGTCATGTAAGACAAAATAGAATTAAGTGCATTACCAACTTCTTGACCAGTACGACCAGATGTTTCTCTAAGAACAGTTAAAAGGCTTATTGTTTCATCTAATGTTATACCCAAATTTTTAGCAGCACTAGAGCTTCTAAGAAGACCATCAACTAAATCTTGCGATGTTAAAGTATATTCATCTGATATCTTATTAATTTTATCTAACAATAAAGACATGTCACTTGCTTGCATATTCCATTGTGACATAATACCTATTAAGCTTTCAGTTGCGTTTTTAGCATCTAGTTCTGCTGTTTGTATAGCAGCAAGAGCAGTTTTAGTTAATTCTAGTGTTTCTTTAACATTATATCCAGCCTGTGCAAACCTTAAAGCAACATCAGCAGCTTCATTAAAAGCACTACCTGTTTGATTAGCAACATCAATTAATGAATCTCTAAAAGTATTCATTGAAAATGTTACGTCTTCCATTACACGAGCTATTGATGTCATTTGCTTTTCAATAGTCATTAGAATTTCTGTCATCTCTTTAAATGCTCTAATAGTACCAAAAACAGCTTGAGTACTTAATGTCCAAATAAGAACCTTCTTTGCTGCTAATGTAGTCATGGTTATAAAATCATAACCATCTTTATTAACATTTTTAAATTCATTTGATACTTGTGCTACTTTTGTTTTAAGATTATCAAATTGAACTCCGATTTCCTTAGTAGATATAGAAGCACCATTTTTAAGGTTTGCAAGCATTTCATTTATTTTATAAAGTTCTTCTTGTACACCTGTATTTTTAAATACTTTATCTTTTCCTATTTGCAACCTAGAAATTGCATTTTGCATTTTTTGAACATATAAATCTATTTCTTTTTGATCTAATATTTTTATTCCTTTACTATTTGTATTTATTTTAACATTATTTAATTTTGTCTCTAATTCTTTTTTTAGTTTACTAATTTCAGCATCACTTGGAGCTTTTAATATACTTTGAATTAATACGGAAATTTTATCAGGCATTTTATTCACCTCTTTCTTTATTAGTAAAAAAAAGAAGAAAGGAAAAATTCTTTCTTAAGTAATTGATGTTTTATTTTAATAATCAATGATAAAGCATACATAAAAAAAAGAATCTACTACTTAGTAGATTCTTTTCAACATTCTATGCTATAATAGGATTGGGCTTGTTTTTTTTGGCTTTTTATAAGCCTTATTTTTTTGCTTACATTCCAACTGCTCGTAATTTCTTCCATAATGCTTCTATCTATAATCCAGACATCATAATTGCCGAAATATTCTGATAAAATTTTAACTACAAAACAATTGAGTGTTATGATAGGGTAGAAGTCTATATTATATGTATCTGCAAGTCTGGACTGAAGTGTTTCACATTCATTTTCGTAATCCACATATCTATAATCTGCAATAATTAGACATTTGCTGTTTCTATAGTTTTTTACCGCTTTTTTGGAGAATTCAATCATTATCATTACATTGAACCTCCATTTCCATCATCTTCTCAAAGCAATTCTGGCAAATCCTAACATCATATTCATCAGATTTTGCATCATAGGCTCTTATATAAAATACAGGTCTGTTCTTCCTACATTTGAAACACAAAGATACGTCTTCATCTAATATTAGAAACATACTTTCATTAGTTAAAACAATCTCAATACTATTTAAATTGTCGTTTACTACAATATCTTCAATTTCATCAACATCAATAGTCGTTACATCTTCATCTATATTTTTAGCATCGCCTAATATGAGGTATCCTGCATCTTCGTCCCATACGAAACTTCGATATGTGTAAGTTACTCCAGTGTTACCTTCTAGATTAAAGTGAATAGTTACTTTACCTTTGTTGAATTTATTTAAGACAGAAAAATCTAACATAATAAAACCCCTTTACTATAAATTATAAGGTGAAGGTTGCAACCAAGTTTTACCTTACACTTATAGTATAAGAGGTTTTTATCTAAAAGTCAATAGATTTATTTACAAACATTCATTAAATTTTATTACTTTTTATCATTAAAATTAATTACTTGATATTCAAACAAATCTTTAACATCACATTTTAAAAATTCCGCAAACTTCAATGCAACATCAAGCATCATATTATCAGCTTTAAATAAAGAATACATACGCTGTTTACTCATTTCTAATTGTTCTGCTATCCATGTCTTAGTAGCACCGGTTTGTTTTTGATATTCAATTATTTTTTCTTCTATTTTATTCTTTTTTATCTTAATTTGCATAATCCACATCCTTCCCAAAACTATTATAATACAAATATGTATAATAGGGAAGCGACTATAATCAAAATAATCATAATTAAATAAATTAAACAACCACTACCACCAACAGGTATATATCTACCATCTTTCAAAATTACATGGGTAATTTTTATACACTTTCTATATCGTGTTATTCCTGTGCAAAATGATTTTTTTGGTGGGGGAGCCAAATATGCTTCTTTCCACACTTTGTATTTATAATCTACAATTTGGTCTTTATATATCTTCTTCAAATTTTCTAAAGCGTTATAATCAGTTCTATCAATCATTATATCAACCCCATTCTTTTTTCTTTATTATATAAAAAATACACAGAATAGGGAAGATATTGCTATTTCTGTTTTTATTATATGATAAAAATTTATTAATGTCAATAATATTATATTTATATTTTAATAAAAATATACCTAAACTTATCTAAACAAATGTACAATAATAAAAACAATAATACAAATACCTATCCAAAGAAGATAGCCTTTCCAATCATATTTCTTTTTACGATATCCTTTAATATAATCATTAGCATATTTATATAGCATTTAACACCTCTGAAAAATTGATATATTAATTATATACCAAATTTCCACAAGCGTCAAATAATATGGGGTAGGGGAGTAGCCTCCCCATTTTTATATAAAGTTACAAATTAATACATTATATATTGACATATATATGCTATAATGATAATCTATTTCATAGAACATAAATAATATTGGAGGGGCATATATGAAACTAAAATATTCTTTTGTATGTGATGCTGCTAATATTGCTCAATCAGGCAATCTTAATGTTTTAGGTATATTTCAAAATATTAGTGCATTACAATTTCCATGTGTACACCCAAAATTTGTATATGTTGCAAGTATAGAATTTCACCGTTCTGAAATTGGAAAACATAAATTTAAAGTTTCTTTTGTAAATGATGATGGAAAAGAAGTAATACCTCCATTAGAAGGCGAAGTTCAAGTAAATCAAAATAATATGTTTGCAAATATTATATTAGAAATGAATAATATTAACTTCCCGAAACCTGGCACATATCAAATAGATTTAGCAATAGATTATCAACATATAACTACTGATTCTATTCATGTTTTGCAAATAAATCAAAATCAAATACAAAGGTAATGCAATTGCTATATGTATAAGAATTATTTTTGATAATCGCATAAATATTATTGTTAGATGTATATATTATTCTATTATCTACTATCATATATTTTCTCCTTTCATTATATTTTAATAAAATAAGAATTTGATTTAAAATAAGATTGGCAGGGAAATAACCCGTACAGACTCGTGAGAGCTATTTACAAATCACTTAAAGATTTTGTTTCAGTAACCCTTATTCCATCTTCATTAAAATATTTACCTAACTCATCATCAATATCAGTGTCTGTGTACAATGAAACCATGTCTAAGGATTCCCATCCTGAAATTTTTTTGATTACTTCTGGAGGTAATCCCGATTCTGATAAATAGGTAGTCCAGAAATGCCTACAACTGTGAAAATAAAAATCAATACCCAATATTTTAGAAAACGTTAAAGCATAGGAATTTAGAAGTGTAATAGTAGCAGGTTTCCACACACCATTTCTATAATTCCAAAATAATTCATCTCCATTTATACCCAATTCTTCTCTTTGTTTCATCCATAGTTCAAAATAAGGCTTAAATCTTTTAACTAATATATATTTATATAATGGTTTTCCTAAACTCGACCTTCCTTTTGTTTTTATCTTTTCAGGAGTTTTATATAAAGAACCAAAAATTATATTATCATCTGTAAAGTAACTTGCTTTAAATCTTAATAATTCAGATTTTCTTGCACCACTTGCTAATGCTAACGCTAAAACACATGCCTGTTGATATTTCTTGTTATCAACCAAATATTGTAGTAAATTTTGTACTTGTTCTTCTGTCATTACTGTTTTTTCTCGTACTTCAACCTTACTTGGTGCAGGTATTTTGTTAACTATATTTTTAAAATCAGGATATATGTCGTCCATCATTGACTCTATAAAATTTGACATACTACTTATTGCTGCTTTTAATCTTCTAACCCTATTTGGACTATGTTTTAATGTATTAATCAAATAGTTTTGATATTTCATTATATCTCTCTTATTTATATCAATAAAAAACTTATTCTTATTATTTTGTAAATTCCAAACGAAGAAAATATTTAAATCATTAATATACCCGTTTATAGTAGTAGGGGACTTATCTATAGATTTTAAATAATCTATGAATTCATTCATCAATTCCTTATTTTCCTTTGATACTTGTTGTATTAATTCTGGAGAAGTAATATTGTTATACACTGTTTTTCTAGGCATTATTTTCACCACCTTCACAAAAAAATATCTATATCAACAAACGTTGTTTTCAAAATTAAAATAGGGCAGAGGATATTAACTCTACCCACACATTCAATCAAATCACTATTTTATTTACACAACATTTAATCCACGATTTTGCAACCCTTCTTTCATTGCATCAACATGACTTTTACTTCTTCTCATATTATTTTTAGCAGTTTCCATAAATGGTCTTGGTTGGTTATACCATTTATCTCTTGTACCATATCCATATTCGATAGCAATATCTAAATCCATATCATAATCACTAGAAGGTTCTGCATTATCTACTACTTCTAATACACCATCTTGAATGAGTGTTGCTTCCATTTCATTCTGGTCAGCTAAACTGCCAGTTGATAAAGGATTACCCATATATACACCATCTCTTGAACCCCTTCGATAATAAACTTCTGGTTCACCTGACATATAAACCACTTCATCAATTGCCATCTGAATTTCATCTTTTACTTGCTTAGCGACTTCTTTTTTTAGTGTCTCATTTATCTGTTTCTGCAAATATTTTTCTAATTCCTTAATATTATTAAATGTAGGCATATTATCACCACTTTTGCTTTAATAAAATGTTAATTTTATTTTATTTCATTTTTCCCTCAATTACGCCTTTAAGAATTTCTTTGTTTTCTGGCGATATCTTATCTAAAACTTTTGGCAACTTGTTTAAAATTTTGTTTATTTCCTTCTCAGTAGGAAGATTATTTATAACCTTTTCAAGATTACGATTAATTACAGCAGATAAGCTATTATAAATTTCAATTTCTTGTTTTAGCATCTGCTTTACATTATTTACTATAAAACTATATTCAGATTCAGGAATTGCTTTTCTTATTTCTTCCATTTTGCCTGATTCATAAAATTCATCCATATCAATTTCTTCTATATTAATATCTGTATAAAACTGAATTAAACTAATATCAATTGCTAACTTTTGTGAACAATAATCTATAAATTTCATACCATTTTGTTCTATAATCGAGTTTTTAACTATTTGTTCACAGATTACTTTTTTAGTACTTATAGGTAAATACTGCTTAACTTCCATATTTAAATCAAACTCCTTTTTATCTCAATAATTTGTTTCACGTGAAACATTTTATATTAATATCTTATTTCAATAACTGTCATTGGATTATCTTTACAATAATCACCCTTAATGGTCAAAGATTGCACATGACTAAAATCATCATCAACCAATAATCCAGAGGAAGTAAACGAATCAAATAAATTCTTAGGGGTATAATTATCAGAATCATGTCTGCGATTTGAATCAAAATAATAAGTAATAACTATATCGCACTTACTTATTTGCATATTTTGATATCCGTAATAAGAAACTAACCATTCTCCAAATTCTTTCCATTTTTGTTTTTCTTTGTTCATCTGGTGTCTAGGCATTATCATCCATTGATTAAGAGAAGGAGGAATTGGCTTGCTAATAGGTATTTTTTTTCTTTTGGGGTATTTTTTAAAATAATAAGAATTATATTTCTGAAGTATATTGTTATCTATTACTAGCTTTATAATATTAATACAACCACCTTCTTAAATTAAAAGTAGGAGAGTGAATACCATTCCTTCGTTATTTTGAGTCGTAGTATACCGAAGTGACAAATTATCTTTATGTTTTAAACTTATAAAACCTGAATATAATATAACACCCACATATTCACTACTTTATTGTTTATTAAAGGGAATCTATAAAATCAAAGAGTTAATCATTTGATTTGCAAACATGTGATGAAAAGAATTGTATATTATGAAATGTTTTACTATTTGTATTTTTTAATACTACTAGAAATTATTATGCCAAGTATTTATAATTATTTATGTTTAAATATAAAAAATAGGGAAGAAGTGTTCGGACACACTTCTTGTCGGTTGGGTGATCAGTCCAACCTATCCCTTTAATTACATTATAATATTATATTATTATTTTGTCAATATCAAGGTGTTGTTCTAGGTACAACTACATATTTACCATAAGAAGTAGAACCTATTGGCGTTTCACATACGAAGTTTATTGTATCCTGTTGGTTCTCACCTGCTGTATACGCAGCGCTTAAATTACCATCTGGTCTTGCTTTATCGAAAATCCAATATATGTCAGCTACAACTTCTTCTGAGTCTGGGTCATAAGCTATAGTTCTTAATTGCACTTTATGGGGTTTTGGAAATTCTTCAGCGTTCAAATCAAGTACACTAGCAGTAGGTTGAGCTTCTTCGTATATTACCGTATAAAATTGCCCTGCCTGACCTCCTGTAATAGTAACTTTTCCAGCAGTAAAACTACCTGTTAATTCCTTACCATATTTATCAATAACTGTCACTTCACCTATAGGAGTACCATCAATGGCAACTTCCACTGAACCTGAGTTATCTACAGCCTGTTTTGTTTCAGACCTTAAAACATTTATCGCTTCATCATTAAATAGTCCACCACTTTGAAGAGCATAAACATCATCATTGTGCAATGTGGTAGTAACCTCAAAATTTATATCTTTACTGTTATTTATAGTTGTTACACGCTTGTTTCCAATACCACCACGTATAGGAGTTGACTCTACCGTTTGATTTACGTTATTTGTAGAAGTAATACCTAAAAAATAGGTTTTATCGTTTTTTTCATCAATAATAAGAACCTCACACGTGTCATGCACTACAACATTATTCATAAATTATACCTCCTTAATTATTCCTAAATATTGACTTAGACATATCCTCGAAATTTTTTAATGTTGTCTTTTTCTTCTTTAGTTCAGAAAAATCTATAGACTTGCACCAAGATTCAATTTTTATATCTTTAGAAACAGTAGCAAATAATGTAGTTGTATTATAATTTTTAAATTGACCTAATCTATAAAAAAGAGCATACATTTCATATATATACAAGTCATCAGGCTTTGTACCAGAACCTAACCAAACACTTGTATATACTGCTTCAAAATCAACGTTATCATTATTTTTCTTTTGAAAAAACTTTTTGAAGGTATTAAATTTTTCAATTTCTGGATTAGAACTTGGTTTTTCATAATTTAAACAATTTATTTTTTTAATCAAGTCAAGATAATATTGTAATTCTTTATCATCTCGAATTAAATCAAAAACATCTTCATTAAAACACAATTTAAATAAATCTTTAAAACTTTGATATAAATTATAATTTTCGTAGTTAAAAAATTTAATTATTTCTAATAAGGACAACTTTTCAAAATGTTCTTTGTATTCTGGTAAAATAAGTTTTATTATATCTTTTTTTTCTAAATATATAAGTCGTATATAAGGCAATAATGTAAGATATTCTTTAACCTTAAAAAACTTCATTTTGCCTATTCTTGTTTCAATGGGTTCGCATAGTATATAAAATTCTCTTATATCCTGCATACTATCTCGCACCCTTCAATGTAGAACTATTAACTTTTATCCATAACGTCATACCAGAATAATCGCTATTTACTTTGAACAACCTAAATCTTACAATCTCTGTATCACCAATTCCCATAACATTTTTTTGGTCAATTTCTTTAGCAATTTCATCAGCTATACGGAACACACGTAGTTGCCCACCAAATTCACCCATAATCCATTTTTTATATGGTATAACAATATCAATAGTAAAGGTTAAATCGCTAAGTGGTTGACTTCTTAAATCACCTTCGAGTGGATTAATAAATAAAGTTACACGCTGTTCGTCAAGTATTTCGCTATCAAATAAATTTAAAATTATATTATTAGTTTCTAGCAAATCTGCCTCAACAGTAGGTTGGTTCAATGGATCATCAGATAAATGATATATATACTTTTTTAAATTTTCATTAGATAATAATACTTCTAATAATTTTATAAGATTATTTTCTATATGTTTAAACTTACAACTTTTCTCCATTAAACCACCTCCTTAAAATATATTTTTAATTTGTATTCTTAAAGGATTAGAAACAACTGTTTCACTAATGTTTTTAACAAATAATTTAACATATCCTAAGCTATTACCCTTAATAGTACAAGTATTTGTATTACTATCTTGCATTATTATCTCGGCAATAGTAGTAGGTGATGTTTCATCGTCAGCAGTTAAATAAAATACAGAAACATCTGAATATTCAATGCCATTATTTTTAAATACACATGAATAATTTTTAGTATAGCCTTTTGTAATTGAATTGCTACCTATAATTTCAACAGTATAATTATCTTCTGATATATCTTCTACATTTATATTAATATTTTGTGATATACTAGTATCACTTGCTAAACTAACAGTAATCACACAACTCCCAGTTACATCTAATGCACTAACTAGTCCGCTAGAATCAACAACACATATATTCTCGTCACTACTAGAAAAAAGAAGTGAGGGAGTGGGTGAAATAAGTGTGTCATTATCATATACATTAACATTTAATTGTAATGTCGTAGATTGTTGCAAATTAACTTCTGACCCATTTAATATATGAATACTGTATTTTGGTAGATGTTGCTCTTCTGCCGTCCATTCAAGTTTTAATATGAGAAGTCCTGGATTAATTATATCAGATAAATCATTAACCTTATAATTATTATTCCCAAGTTTGTACGTATCTCCACGTTTAATCAATGTTGTAACTTCATTATTAGGTACACGAATAATAATATCGGTGCTAGGCTGAATAATATATTTATTTTCATCTGCACCCATACTATATAAGCGTGTTACATCTTCCACAATACAAGGTACTTTATATAAAATACTGTTTTTATATACCTTTATTTCATTATTTGCTTTTGTTACAGTACACGATTTTGATACAACTGTTGAGCTAATATCAGTACAAATCCATTTAGCATTATCGAATTCAAATATATCTCCAACACTTACAACATAATCTGGTGTTCTAAATATTATTTTTTGATAATTCTCGTTTTGTCTCGATAAAGTTTCAGCATTAAATTTATCAACAACCCGTACAGTAATACTATTCCCATTGTGTAATACTGTTTTTAGAGTTGTTGTGTTTTCATACTCTGCGTTTACTAATTCCTGAAACTCGTCTTTATAAATATCTGAAGGAGTTGATTTTGTTACAGATAAGTAAGCATTATAAGACTCGTATGCCATTTTATCAACTCCTTTCTAAAGTTTAGACCAATCAAAATTATTATATGAATATTGTACAATTTGTTTGTCAACTATTTCTTTCATAGTGGTTAACAATTCTCTTTTTTCTTTAAGATTATTAGCTTGACTATACGTCTTAAAATCGGTATCTTGAAGAAAGTTTCTAAGACTTAATATATCATTGACTTCTTTAGTCAACCACTCAACTATCATAAGATTAGAAAGAATAACTTTTTCATCTGTTGACAATGTTTGATTGAAAATCTTATTTACATCATCTCTATCTTCTAAATCCGTTTTGCATTTTCTAAAATTTGTTATAGCTTTAATTAAAAATGGTATTAAATAATTTTCCATTTGTTCAACAGATTGACTATATAATTTATTTATCCTGTAATCTTGAATTGATGTGAGAAACAAATTGAATACGTCACTGTAGGGTGTAGACATAAATTACCACCCCTTCTTATTTCAAATGTTCAGCAATTTCATATAAATCTTTTCCATACAATTCGCTTATTACTGCAACTTTGTTCCTATCTACATATTCCTTTTTAACAATTTTATCTACTATCAAATCAACTATAGTCTGTTTTAACTGCTTTGTAGTACCATTATATAAATCTTTGATTTTTTCATCATCATATTCTAGTAGTTTATCTATAGTCTTTTTATCAAGTATTTTCTTCATAAATTTTTCAAGGTAATGTACCTTGATTACATCATTGTCAAGAACTACACAGTATCCTTCTTCAAAGAACTTTCTCTGATGTGAAATTATCTTTACTAAATCGCCGTACAAAATAGGTTGGGTCTCACCAAAAAAATTAAACCTAAAAGGCGTTTTGTCATCGTTATATTTCTTTAAATTTAACCCACCTGTATATAAAGACATTACTTTTATTGGCTTGTGCATTGGTATTTCAGGAAAAACTTCTTCTTTTATTTCAGAATTTTGCTTAGTATCTACTTTTTTTTCAGCCATTAATTTTTGCAACATTTCTTTCATTTTTTCAAGTTCTTTTTCAAGTTCTTCATTTCTTTTTGCTAAATCATTATTTTCAGTATTTGTTTTTGTACTCGGTCTTCCAGCCATTTTCTACAAATCCATCCTTTCCACTATAATTAAATAGGGAAGTGGTTTTAACCCACTTCCCATTATTTATAATTAAGCTATTACATCCATCATTCCGTATTTAGCATTGGTAGCAATACCAACAGCCCATCTCTTCTGAAGTGTAGTAGCCTGAGTAAGATTAGCATTTGCATACTGACCATCAGTAATTGTAATAGTATCGCCTTCAAAGCCAATTTTTACAAGTTTCTGTACTCCAGTAGAAATGAAATACAATTTATCATCTTCAAGAGCAAAAGAATAATCTCCAGCGGCATCGTCTATCTTCTGAGGAATTTCAAACAAGTCTACACCCATGAAAGTAGTTAAGTAACCCATGCGGTTATAAATGTCGCCAAGCTGCATTTTAAGATAATCATTAGAAGGAAGTATCTTAGAAAGTCCAAGTTTAGTGCCAAATACAACACATCTTGCACCACCATTAGCAGCCTGTACTCTCTGAGCAAGTTTTACAAATCCATCAACAGTAAAAGAAGCTTCTTTGAAATTAGTAGGAAGTGTAGCATATGTATCATTAATTGCCTTATAAACATCAATAGACAATTCTTTTTCCATAGCCAAAGCACACTTCATAGCATATTCAGCAAGATTTCTCTTACCACACAAAATTCTATACAAATCTTCTTCTACGGTTACAAAACGAGGCTCTGGAATAAGAGTAACCTGCCCGTTAAACTGTCTCTGTGCAAAAGTATGTCTCTTACCATTAGCACCTTTTGATACTATAAACAAATCGCTAGAAGCAATATCAAATACAAAATTATCACCAAATCCACCATTTCTGACTTCTGCAACCTGCATAAAGTCATCAACTACAACTTCAGGTATAACCATATCTATCATTGAACCAATGACTGCAAAAGTAGCCCATCTGTAGTTAGGATTGGTTTTCCATACTGCATCAGAGAAACCAGTATTGTTGATTCCTGCAACTTCACCAATCCTTGCTTCTATTGCTTTATGCAATTTCTCGGTTTTTTCCTCAAAAGATACGTTTCTATCATAATCAACATTAGTTTTGAAATTTACTGCTCTATAGTGATTGAAATAATCTCCCCATGCTTTATACAAATCTACATTTCCATTAGAAAATTTCAATACATTATCTGGAATTCTTATCATATGATATTCTCCTTTCATTTTATTTTAATATTTTAAGCCTTTACACAAATAAACCTATAAGCTGGTACTCTTTCATTGCCAATCGATACATAAGTGTCTCCAACATACTTATAAGCAAGAGAAACACCAGTACCATCAGCAGCCCAAGTAAGTTTCGTAGTACCATCTGCTGGAACTACATAAGTATTAGTACCCTTAGTACCTGCAAGACCATCAGCAGTAATTATCACTTCGTCACCAATTAAAGGTTTATACATAGTAAACTTCTTACCAGCAGGAATATTAAATTCCCTAGGGTCATCAGTAAGCCCAGAATATTTACCATTCACCAATACATTTACAGGTTCGTTTACCATGTAGAAAATATCAGTTGCTAAAGTAGCAGTAGCAGGAACATTTACATTGTAAACATCGTTCTCACCTTTTACATTAGACTTATCTCCTAAAGCAACGACATGACCGTTTTCAACTGCAACAGCAGCCTTACCAAATTTATTCAACGCATCAATATTTTTAGCAGCTATTTCACCAGCTATAAGAACTGAATATGCCATAAATAAATTCCTCCTTTAAATTTTATATTAATAATTAAAGCCTATCCCACAAACTCTTGTTTGTGTTATCATCAACAATATCTATATGTATCGGAACTCTTATAGAGCCAACATCACCTTTGTTCTTAGATTTTGCAACACTATAAGCAAATGCCTTAATAGCATTACTAAAATCATCTGGATTGCTAAATTCTTTAGCCTTTTCACGCCATTCGTCAATCTGTTCTTGTGTTAAATCATCAGCAACAGAATTGATTGCAAATTCAATTTTAGATTTTCTTTCTTGTTCTTCAACATTAGTCTTAAATTCAAGAAGTTTAGCTTTTTCTTCTTTCAATGTTTCAACTTCTTTTTCAAGAGCAGAAAACTTTTCTGATACTTTTTCCAATTCAGATACTTTCTCTTTATAAGAAACAATATCTTTATTAAGCTGTTCTTTCTCTATTGCAAATGCCTTTTCTTTTTCTGCAACTAACTTATGTACAAATTCCATTAAATCGTCTTTTTCATCTTCATCATCATCTATAATGACATAAGTCATTTTTGCACGTTTTACACCTTCAAGATTAAGTTTAGCTACACCATCTTCAATAGAGTATGGAATAGCAACAGTTTTATTTAATTCTTCATCCATAGCATAAATATAATCTTCATCGTAATCTCTCATCCAATATTTGCTACATTCCATATCTCCATTTTTGTATTTGACATCATTACAAGCAGATTGAAGAATGTTCCACATTTCATTTGCAGTAATGCCAAAGGTTTGAGCAAATTCTTCTTTATTAAATTTCATATCTTCACCATCCTTACATGAAAAGTTACTTGTATCTAAACCAAGTATTTTATAATATTTTTTTAATTTTGCTTTTGCAGATTTATAATAGTCTGCATTTGTGTTTCTTTCTAAGAAAGAAAGCGCAGCTTCACATCCAGACTTGCATAATACTAACGTATTATCTTTTATTCTGCATACAGGATATTTGAGTTTTAAACTAGGAGAATCCTCCCATCCATCTTCAACAACCAAATAGCATTTGTTAACCAATGTTTTATAATTTTTAGCTTTTAAAATGGTGTCTCTTAATTTTATTTTATCAACATCACCCCAAGATGTAGTCATATCTGCTGCTTCTTTAGATAAATCTATTTTAATAGGGTCTCCCTTACCCATATCTTCTTTAGACACAGCAAACAATATTTTTTTCACTTCTTCAACCACTTCAGAAAATTTTAATACAGTTGCTTTTGCGTTAGGAATAGCAGGAGAATCACCAATCAATGTTACACCTAAAAAAACAAACGATAAAATCTCTGTTTTATCGTCTTTTTGTTGGCTTTCAACTATCTGTATCTCCATTGATATAGGTTTTTCACCATCATGATTTTTAAATACTTCTAATACTTCGGGACAGTAATACTTCCATATATAAGCAGTACATACAAGCCATAATTCTTCATTTTCATCATACTCAAACCTAATATCATCTTTAGATAGTACAACTCCACATGGAATTTCGTCTACCTCATGCCCCATGAAGTCTTTCGTGTATTTATTATATTTATAAAGTATTGGTTTGCCAACAAGGGTATCTGCTGACTGTCTTATAGCATCTTCGGTTATGGGAAGATTATGTTTGTTGTCACCGCTTTTTGCAACCCACATTTCTATCTTTGCTAATTGATTGTCACTTATATCCTGTATATTATATTTGTTTATTGTAAAACTTACAACATTATTCACATCTTCACCACCTTTCTATAGAGTAGGGAAGAAGTGGTCATTTTTTAGGAAATGCCAAATTACCAGTTTCCTTATTCTTCTTCCATTCCAACAATGCTTTACTCAATTCTTCTGTTTTAAGAAAAATCCATACTATTTTTTTATCATTTTCATCAATTTGTCTTGATATATATTTTATATTTTTAATTTCACATAAAAATTTTTTTAAGTTTTTACTCTTACAATAAAATTTCTTTTCATTAATAGTTTCTGGGTTAACCACAAACATTCAAAACTTCCTTTCTTAATCATAATCATCTATTTCTTTGTCTATATTGCTTCCAGCCGTTTCCGTAATTTCGCTTGATTCTGTTTTAATATCGCTTTTTGGTCTGCCACCTTTACTATCTTCTTTCGGCATTACATAAGAAGTTTTGATAGGTGTCAACTTATCAGGGAAACCAAGCCACTTCATAAGAAGCATACCAGCATCTAATTCTTTTATACTCATGCCTTCAGCAGAAGCAATTTTAGGTGTTATAATACCATTTTGTGCTAACTCCAAAGCATGTTTTTGTCTATCTTCTCTATCATGGATTGTACCTTCAAACACGATACGGAACTTATATCGTTTTGTCAATCTATTTACATGATAAGTACAAAAATCTTCAAACTGCTTATATAATCTTTCAATAAATACTGAATCAATAAGTTTAGATATATTCATTGATGCAACATTTGCTCTGTCTGTATTAAATAAATTTTTATCTATACCTGTCTGAGAGAAGATGTTATTCAATGCCTTTAATACTACGTCACTTTTAACTTCCGTTGCATTATCAAAAGAAAATATTTCTGGATTTTCCAAAGGTAATGCTTTAATATCAACACTTGATGGTAAATTGTTTTTAGCAATTTTTATAAATTCAGCCAATGTATTAGGGTCAACTGCAAAATCATCTGCTTTTGAACCTGTTTTATTTTCTTTGTTTCTTGGAACTGCACCAAGTATTATCTTATAAACTTCCAAATCTGCTTTTATTTTTTGCAAATCCTTCAAATATGGTATGTCTGCAAAATCTAAAAATACACCCATTAAAGGTGGAACTAATCCAGCAAAATGAGTATGGAATTTAAACACCCAACCGTTTTCAGGACTTATTTGTTGCCAATACATCCATTGACCATTCCTCATTTCTGCTTTTATATTAGGATAATATGTTTTATTTTTTTGCATATCTAAAGCATTTTTATAATATTTTTTAAACTCTGGTGCAAACCCATTTATATCAACACCCATTTGCTGAAAATACATAAGATTAAATGAATACATATATCCATATTCCCAATAAGAATCTACTATACACCAATCAATAGGCATTTCCTGTAAAAACAAAGCATCTTTGCTTTCACGCAAATATACAAAATACCCATCTTCCAAAGACATTTTTAATAATGCTTTTGAAAATTCCTTTTTTACATTAAACTTATCAAACCAACTACACATATTATCATAATCTTTTTTAAATGTAGACTTTTTCATATCTTCTTCAGTAGCATTTATAGGAATAGGATACCAGTCAAACGTAAGAATGTCTGACAAATAATGTATCATTCGTTTGTATGTAGTCTGTGTATTATATAAATATTGTGATAATCTTCTTAATGCTTGTTCGTTATCTCTCGGATTAGCGATAAGTTTTTTTATACGTTCTCTGTCTTGTTCAACAGGACGCATGTTTATATCTTTAAGATAACTATTTGCAAGCAAAGGATTAAATAAATAAGCATTTAACTGTGTAAGACTTCTTGCAAATTCTAATGCAAAATTAGAATCTTCTTGAATTTCTTTACGTGGCACTTTTTCACCACCTTTCTGAAACTATATGTAACTATATTTCAACAGTATTTCAAGTTTATTGCTTGTATCTTCTTTTACCCTTAATTCCATTTCTTTCTGTTTTATATAATACAAACCATACGCTAAACTGCTGTATCTATCCTTTCTATGTCCTGCTGGTTCGGTCAATTTTATAAAACCACTACGTACTTCCATTTCAAGATTAATCATTTCAGTAATTAGTCTTGTTGTTTGGAAATAACAAGCGTTTAATCTTGCAATATCAGTATCATCTAATTTTAAAGATTGTTGATTGTCAAGAATATATTCACGACCTTCAATTTCATTAACCAACAATTTTATTTTACGTTTCTCAAATTGAGTTTTAGTATATATAGCCATTTCGTGGTTTGTTTGCGTGGCATTAGCACCAGTAACTTTTATAGAATATATTACTGGTAAGGCATCTTTATCGTATGCTCTATCTTGCATTTTTTCATCATTAAATGCTGTAAATGCAGGATATTCTATACCACGTGCATTATCGAACGTAACTTTAGTACATTCATCATAAATGCCTATAGCATTACCATTAGTATCCATTGCAACTATATCACATTCTAAATCATAGAATAATTGTTTAAGACGTAACGCTTGAACACTTGTATGCTGACCTTCCATTGTCTCTATATATTCAACTGATTTTATGTATTCATCATTATTTGGAATACACCTAATAAATGTAAAAACAGTTTGGTCATTTTCACGACCGCCCATTAAAGCACAGTCAACACTTAATAATCTAAACTCATTCTTATGTTTGGGTTTATAAAATTTATTTTTCTTTAAGTCTCCTTTAAATTGAATATAATCAGAATTAGACAATGGTATCAATGGTTTAGTTATGTTTCTGCACTTATTCAAATCATCAAATTTAAAATATGCTTTTTCAGACTCACCAAAAGGTATTGTCTCCATCTCAACTTGGAAAGAAAGCGGATCGAAGTCGCTTTCGCTCATTTCGTCTATTATTCTTTGTCTGTCAATTATTCCATGCTTTGCCCCTAATTGATAAGGAAAACCACAGGTAAAATATCTTCTACCTGCAAGCATAGCGTCTTTAAATGCCAAAAACCTATCCCAACTCCAATGGCTTTTCAACCAACACGAAGACAAATATATTTCAGTATTAGGCTCTTGTATTCCCTCATATTCTTTATGTTTTAAATAGCCTGGCTGTCTACGAGAAGTCAAGAACTTCCTTAAAACCTTTTTTATTACTTCTATGTCAACCATTCTAAATTCATCAACAACTAAAACATTTGCTCTTGCACTACGAGCATTATCATTAGCAGCAACAACTTTTATCCAACTGCCATTATGAAACCTAACAATAGGGTCGTTTATCGCTGTCTTTAATTCACATATTTCCCTTTGTAAATTAGGACAATTGTCGTAAAATCCTTTTATTTTCTCACTTATTACGTTTAAACTTTGTGATTTTGTACCTGCTGCTATACATATTTTTGTGCCAGGGTATAAAATACATCTTACTATACAATAAAGGGCAACAAGATGCGACTTGCCAATTCCCCTCGATGCCCACCAAAGAAAATAATCTACATGAAACATTAAATATATTAATATTTTTTGAAATAACGAAAATGGAGTAATTTGTAAATATTCGGAAACGAACCTATGCGGATTTTCTCTCCAATACCCAATCCATACAGCAAGACCATTCATAAATCGTTCTTGCTTCATCATAGCATCTGTTTGTCTATTAAAACTTCGTCTTTGTTCAAATACATTGTCTTTTATACTGTTCTTTTTATCGGGGTGTTCATAGTCACTATACCAAGGCATCATGAACACCTTCTTCATCTATACCATTATCATATTCTTCATCATCATTGTTTATATTTTTATTTTTAGACAATTCTTCTTCTGTTATATCTACTGAATATTTCCTTGTTTCTTCTTCGTATTCTTTTGCATATTCATTATTAATACCTAGCATACGGCAGAAATGTCCTAAAAACCAAACTCTAATATATTTTTTAATACCATCAACATCTTGAAATTCTGGATCTGGCTCTGGAATTGGCTTTTCATTTTCAAACTTCTTAATCCAAGTACCCAATGTGTTTACATCAGCAGCCATAGCTGCACTTTCTTGAATTGGCTTTAAAGCAGCAGAATTCATTAAATCCTGTAAATCTTTTAATTCTTTGCTAACGTTGTTACCACGTTCTCTATTCTTTTTTATATTTAATTGTTGGTAACATATTTCCTGAACTAATAACTCCATAGCTTTAGTAGAAACATCATATCTTGTACACCATTCTCTATATTGCTCTTCTAAAAAAATTATATCTTGTTGTGGTAAATTGCCCCATTTACGTACTAATTCATCTGAAATATATAAATCTTCTTTTTCTAAATTTATATTATTATTTTCTGTATTTTCATCATCAAGAAAATCATCACTTTGGTCAAAACAATCTCCATAATTATTTGTACCACCTAAAGAATTTATTTCTTTAAAATATGATTGCCATATTTTCCAACCAGTTTTTATAGAATGATTAGTAGCACCATTAAACGCAGCTATAGAAAACGGCACATCTAACCTTCTACAAAGAAAATACATTGCCTTTTTATTTTCTCCGTACAAAGCAAAATAATCATTGAATAAATTGTCTATACATTGTTTGCATACCAACAATTTTCCTGTAGCAGCAAACAATTTGCTTTTACTCATATAAAAATCACTACTTTTTGTTGACCCGCAGCAAACACAAAAAGGCTCTAATGTGTTTGCTTTCTTATTCTTTGTGTTTGCCACATTTACACCTTCTTTCAACTATCTTCGTTATATTCGTTTAAACTGCCATTTTCGTACAAATCATCAAGTTCATCTTCTAATTTAACTGCATGTTTTAAAAGAGAATTACCCAACTCATTAGCCAACACATGCTGTCCTTCTATATATGCTTCTTGTACTCTAAAATCAATTTCGCTTTTTAATATTTCTAATGCTTCTTTATCGGAAGAATTTCTTATTTCATTGATTAATTCAAGAAAATATTGACATTCTTCACAATCGCATATTTCATCATTATGTTCTTCTTGTTTTAATTTCGTATTTTCATATAATTCATCAGTAAGATTGTAGTATACATCTTGAGTAACTTCTTTATCATCTATATAAAATTTTTTAATAATTTCTCCATTTTCTTTATAAATTTCTTCCCTAAATCTCATAATAACCACACTGTTAGCCTTTCTATAAACAAATTAATTTTGATTCATCATATATAAGATTACCTTGTTCATCCTGTACTAAATATACAAATCCTTTATCTTGTGGTCTTATCATAGTGCCATCTGAAGCATAAGATTGTTCTTCGCATAAACAACCACTTTCATACATATATACACCACCATATCTGCTAAAACCTTGATGATGCGTATGAGAAAGACAAAGCGTATCGAATTTTTCACCTAATTGAAGGAAATATAAATATGCTTTTTCTGTAGTAGCAAGTATACCATTCCTAAACGCCTTCGGATGAGCAAAAAGTGTATTCCCAACCTTACACCACCAATTTTTCATATATTCAATATCAATTTTTCCATCAAATACTTTGGTTAATGGTTCATAAAAAGTTTTACTTTTTGTTTGATGGTCATGTTTCCAAAATCCTAAATCTATAATAAAATCAAGATTAGTTTCAGGCATCAGAGTTAATAAATCTTCATGCACCTTTTCACTAAAATAATTAATTAAACGATAGTTATGATTGCCTGCTATTAATTTAACTTGTTTTGGTTTTATGTACTCAATAATATCTATAATCATTTGCCGAGTACCTATCATTTCATCTACAAATGGTACTCTATATTTTTTCTTAAATTTACTAACTGATTGACAATCTTGTTCATCTCCACCAAAGACAAGCACATCAACTTTATCAACATATCCTTTTAAAACTTCTTTTGGAAGATTAAATGGGTAATGATTATCAGATATATGTAATATTCTTGTTTTATTTTTATATCCTATTTCTCCATTTTCTCTACGTATTCTTTTAAACCAACTACGCAAACATTCTCCTGAAGAAAAATTATATTGCTTTGCAAGTTCTTCCCAAGATTTATCAATTTCTTTATTGTGCTTTTTGTAACATATATTTAGCAATTCTTTGTTCAATATCTTAACCTCCCCGACTCTATTTCTATAAAAATAAATAGAGTAGGGGAGATACACCCCTACTCATGGTTACACTGAATTATTTATATTATTTCTTCATCTTCATTATTTGTATCTTTCTCAATATATACATACAACAAACCATTCTCAATCTTTTTAGTAGGTTTCTTGAATTGTTTGTATGGTATAGCCCATCTTGCTTTAACTTCCATCTCACAATTTAATTCTTCATTTTTAGATTTTCCTTCAATTGTGATATAAGCAATACCATCTTCCACAATCTTTTTTACAGTCAAATCATCTGGATTAATACCATGTACATCATATACAAGAATTGCTTTGTCATCTTTTACAATTTCCTGCCAATGTCGTGTGCTGAAATTATGCTTTTCTTTTTCCTGTTTAATTGAAACTACTGAATATGGCTTATCAAAGAAAAATGTACGCATAATATTATTTGTTATTCTGTCCAATTCATCAAATGCTCTAAATGAGTAAAAACCTTTCTCTAACATATAAAATATACCTCCTAATACAATAATATAATAATATATTTTTATATTAATAATTTACAATCCGCAAACCTCATGCAGTTGTTGGATTGGTATAGCCCCCAGTCTCGAAAGAATCTGGAGGACAAACTGGAATTATAAATTGGCTTCGGCTCTCTAAGAACACCGAAGCACTGGTTACTTGTGATGAAATATTGTATTAATGATGCCTTATCGGCGGTTCTATTGAACTTTGTTGTGACTTTGTACTGCTGAAATTATATAATCCAACAATATCTTTTGCCAGTTGCCCAACAAAAGTACATTCCATGTTAACAAAATGAAAAATTTATTCAAACTTTACGTTTAATTTGTAGTATCTATACTTCAGTACGCTTAACTACAGGCGTTAAATTAAAGCCTTTATTTTATATTAATATTTATTTCTTCTCATAATCCTCGCAAGAATCCATTGTTATGTTTATACCAATAAATTTCTTGTTTTCATCATCAAACTTTTGTATCACATCATACTTTTTACATACTGATACATGTTTACAATCATCACAAAGACAATTATTAACCATAATTTTTACCTCTCTTTGCTTAAAATTTTTACGCTTCCACCAAAATATTTGTTACACAAATTTACATACTGCTCAGGATGCGTATTAAACAAATAATCCGCAATTGTTATAATTCCTTCGTATTTCCTATCTATTAACAAATCTGACATTTTTACCTCCACTTATATTAATAATTTATCAGCTTGTCTTGCTAATTTACTCCTGTGTTGATTTCGCAATTTAATAATTGCACAATTTTTTTGCCCTTTAAACGCTTCTATTACTTTATATAATCCATTGTTTGTATATGTATTGTTTTTATTATCTATTTGATTTAAACTGCCTAAAATTATCACTTTAGTGTCTTGTCCTGCACGACTAATGAATGTTTTTACTTCTTCTACAGTACAATTTGCAGATTCATCAAGTATCATGTATTTATTATCATAAGTACACCCACGAATATAAGCTAATGGTTCTTCTTGATATAATTTAGCATTTATCAAATCTTCATAAGTTTGTTGTTTATCAAGTATATTTAGTATTTTATTTAAGTTTTGTCTTGCGGGTTGCATATAAATTTCACATTTTTCATATGCATCTCCAGGTAAATATCCTTGTTTCTGCCCAACTTCAATTGTACTACGTGTATAAAGTATAGATTTTGTTTTATAGTTGCCTTTTTTATTTTTTGTAGGTTGACAAACATTATTAAAACAGTTTGCCAAAACACTAAAATCTTTTCCTGTTCCTGCTTCGCCATAAACAATTATGATGTCTATATCATCATTGTTTATAGCATCATACACTAAACGTTGCTCTGCATTATCTTTAAAGCAATTATTTAAGTTTTCTCCTAATCGTGGATTACGTACGTTCTCAAAATGTCCATTCGTATATCTATATGATTTAATTGCTTTAAATTGTTTTTGCTCATAATATTCATCATATATCCAATTTCCAATAAGCACATATTGATTTTCTAATAATTCGTCCATATTTATGTTGTTAACTATACTTTCTATATCTTCTAATGGGTCTTCTATTTCAATATATTTAATTCCTATATATATTTCTTTGTCATCTTTATTTTCAAATAAACTACATGGCAAATTTAATGTTTTAGCTTTTAAAAATAAATTATAATCATCTGTCAAAAATATACAATGATTATCTAAAGTATAAGTTTCATAAGCAAATGCAAGTATTATATTATCATTTTTATGTTCAAAAAATTTATTAGTACCACCAAATGAATAACTAATTTTGACTTCTACATTATCAGCATTTATAATATTTTTTATTGCTTTTCTTGCTTGATACCCAACAGTTTCATTATACTTCAATCCATCGAGTTCTTCGATAGAAGTTATGGCTATATAAACTTTTTTGTATTTACCAAAATCAAAATTAGGAGAAAGAATCACGTTTGTGTCTACAAATACTTTCTCATATTGCATAAATACGTTCCCTTCGTTAGTATTTGTTGATAAGCCAACATCAGCCGAGATATTTCTTATATTCTGTTAATACCGAATCTTCAACATATCTATATCTTTTTGACTTACTATAATTCTTGCTATACTTGCTAAATTTAATATAGCCAAGTTTTTGCAATTCCTTAAAAAGTTCTTTACTTATTTTAACCAAATATATACTCCTTTCGCATGAAATAGGGTAGGGTAGAGGTACTATCATCACGACAGGACATACCCTATGCTTTGTTAGCTCCACATTTTGATTGGTTGTGGTTTAACCAAATATTATATTAATAATTTAAAGAAATTTTTATTTATTCTCTTCCATTAATAACAAAATGGGGTAGCAAATCTCAAAATCCGCTATTCATGCAGGTTTGCGGGATTTTCTAAAGTATTAGATTTTTGTTTATAATACCATTTTTTAAAATTTTCTCTATTCCATTCTTGCTTTTTATTCTTCCAACAACTACTGCAATATTTTCTACGGTTTGATGTTTGCTTTATTGCTATTCCACATTCTGCACAATAGATATATTCTTCTGGATATACTATACTCAAATAGTAGCTTATTATATCATCATAGTTTTTTATACTTAAAACTACATTTCCACCTTCTTCAATGTAGAGTTTATAATACGGTTTACACTTATATACAAATGCTTTTAGATAACCTAAATCATGTAGTTTGTGTAGATAATCCCAAAAAACAGAATTTTTGCATTTTACATTTGCTAATTTTTTTAGATTATTATTGCTTATCATAAATTTTTGTTTATCTCTAAATTTCCATATAACTAAAAGCACAAACAGTACTTTTCTTAATTCTAAATCATCAATAGAATTAATAGTATCAATCTCTTTTTGAGTTATATTTATAACTTTATCAAATACTAAATTATATTTATATCCTAAACTATATGCTTTTTTAACTTCATATTCCAATATATTGCTATTATATAAATATTTAAAATCTTTCATAAGTTCTCTAAGCTTATTTTTTATTTCTTCTTCAGAATATCCTAAATATTTAAAATACTTTACGAGTATTATATTATCCAAACAAACTCTCTTTTTATTTTTGTATCCGTTTTTTAATAAATATTCAGCATATTTTTTTTCATCAAATATTATCATCTAAAACACCTTCCTGTAATCTATAAAAATTTCCTAAATACTCAAATCCGTCTCCTTTCTGTACTTCAATAGGAATATGTGCTATATTTGTTCTTTTCTTTAAATTATCAAGTATTTGGTCTCCACATATAGCCCACAATAAAGATTTTGATTTATTATGAAATCTATTATACATAATATGTACAAAATAATTACACAATTCAACTTTATTTGAACATATATTATATAAACTATTTTCAACTTCGTTAAACAAAATATTTATACCATTATCATCATAAACATCTTCATCTTCTTCGTAAAAGTCAATGCCAAAATCATAATTGCTTAAAATATTTTCTGTTTTATTTATGTATAATTCATAAGTAGAATGATATTTTTTTATGACTTCACATATCTTTTTATACATACTGCTTTCTGTATTAACTTTTATATTTTCATTCATAAGTACAGTATAATCAAAATTTTCTTTAGTCCTATAAAACTTCAAATCAAAGTCAACATCTTCAATTAGCCTACACAATCTATTCATTGTTGAATTATTAGTAAGCACAGGCAAATACTTGTAATAGTTCTTTATAAATTTTTTTTCTTCATCTGTTTTATTTTCTTTGATTAATAATTCGCTTAACTTACAACCAAAATTAACCTTACACATGCGCTCAGCACTTTTTCTATATTGTTTATATTTATTCAGCAGGGCAGGGTAGATGTAGCACATAAAATAACTTTTTTTATCTCCACAAAGTTTATTATAAAACTGTTTTCTTTGTATTTCTTCTGATGTATCATTTTTATAATCTATTTTTTGTTTTCTATACCAGTAACTTGGCGGTGCTATATATACATTTCCTTTCCCTGCGTCAATAGCAGAACCTTGATGAAAACGCAACAAATTTATTCTTCTTGTTAACTCTTTGTATTCTTCACTATTTTCATCATACTGCTCTCTCAAGCAAAAGAACGATGTAGCAAGGTTTGTTATAAAACCTATTTTAGTATTAAAACTTCTTGCATCCATTTTAGCAAAATTTGTATCAGTTAACGTTTGCTCTTTTACTGTTGACTTATCATAAGTAATAGGTGGCAAATTTCTATCTATGCTGTTGACTATATACTCATTGTCAGTGCTCAGAAGTAAATCTCCATCAGTATCTCCGTCAGAAGCTCTCATAAGTGTAGTATCCCATATATTCAATACAACACCACTATTGATATTTGAATACCAATCCAAACATTTATCGTCTGAATATACTTCTAATACCTGATTTTCATTAGAAGAAACTAATGGACTTCTAAAAACTGCTACTTTCTTTGAACCTTTATCTACCCATCTTTTTTGCCACAGTTGTTTTGCTTTTAATAAACCCTTTACTTCCATGCCAAACACATACTCACAAAAGGCATAGGGGTCTACAATGGCAAATTCGTAAGAGCCTTCTACAAGTAATTTACCTACTTTTAATTGCCTAATCCTTTTTTCTATTGATTTGTAAATCCTGCTTCTCACATAATCATCTTTCAAAATTTCGTCACTATACATTAAGGCTTTTGCAATATTCATCCCTGTTGATTTTTCTATTTCATCTATTGACTTATCTGCTTCGTGGCTGCCTAAAAGATACAATAAAACATATATTCTATCACCAGCACAAACCTTTTTGACCCAATTAATAGAAAATTCTGCTAATTTTTTTATACTATCTTCAGTAAAAAAGTTAGATTGTATGTACTGATAATTTAGAGCAGTATAGTTATTATCATACTTTTTATTAACTCTACTACATCCCCATACATGTCCATATTTTGTATGATATTCAAGATATTCTTCCCAATCTTTATATTTCTTCCACATCTTAAACTGAGAAGTGGTAAGTATCACATCAATATCATCAATATGTTTTTTCTTTCCCCATGCATCCACTATGTATTCTTTTTTAGCAACTTCTTTAGCAAATCTTTTCCAATCAAAAACTACACACAAACCTTTTATCCATGCACTACGCACAATAAAAGCAGAGGGTGTATAATCTAACTTTAAATCATTTTGCCACTGTTTAGCCATTTCAATACTAACTAAACCTGAGCCATCCCACACATTTGTTTTTATGTCAATAGTACGCTTTTCAATATCTCTTTCTCCATTTTCTTTAGTGCAAATCCATTCAACTTCTTGATTTTTTAATATAGTTTCATAATCGTTTACAACACAAACTCTTGGTGTTGATATAAAATTTGTCGAGCTTGAATAAAGGGAATAGTAAGCAGAAAACTTTGCTAAATTAATTTTACCTATTCTTTTTTTATCTAAACCACACAACATTCTTTCTTTTAGTTGTGAATAAAAATTCTCATTCACAAACAAAACATTGTTCCTTCTTAATTGCCCACTACCTGCACATAATCTTCTGAATTTAATACCATTCACTATGAATCCAGTTTTACATAAATCTATATATGCTTTTTTTGTAGTATCAGCATGTACTGTAATTAAATCGGGCATGTATAAAATATCATCTATTTGCTTCTGGTATTCAGCAATTTTTTCATTATTCTCAAAGCATTTTGGCATACTTTTCAATAAATTTCGGTCTCTATACAATTGTTCAAGTCTAAATCTCTGCTTTTCAAAATCAATAAATTTTATCTCTCTTATAAATTTTAATATTTGATTATCACCAATACTGACAACAAATCCCTGCTTTTTTGCTTCATCAAATGTTATATTTATATTATTATTTTGACTTAATATTGTACTTACTTTTAGCTTGAATATGTAAAACAAATCCATTTTTTTAGCAATAGACAATCATATCAATCCTCCAATTTTATATTAATATTTTGAATAAAACTTTTATCTAATAATAGCAAGAAGACGCCCACCTCTATAGGTGGGCGATGAATTGCCCTCCCCTAAACTACACAAAATCCTTTTCTAAATTCATAAGGCTTAACTAAACTTACTTTAACTGGCTTATTTAACTTTTCAAGCTTAATATAATTACCCTTATTCTGTACTCCTTTAACAACATACTTTTTACCATTATAGATAACAATATCTTTAGGCTGATAGAAATATTTTTGAGTGCGTATTCTCCTTTGTCCTTTAGATATCTTTTGTCCTCTATATTTGCGTAAATTTTCTGTATTGTAGTTTTTGTTTCGTGTTCTTCTGCCGCAAAACAGTTCTTGTCCCGTGGCAACTTTACCTGTTCTTATGTCTATATACTTTGCATCATAGAATTTTTCTAATGAACGATTGTTTCTTCTAATTTGTTCAAATATAATAGGTTTTGTTCTTGCTTGATTAATTCCACCAGCTATGCAAAATGCATCATTATAGTGCGTTTTTTCTAAACCTAAAGCTACTCTTGTGAACTTAGTTATATATCCATAAGTGTATTTGCAATTAAGTATATTAACTAATTTCCATCTAACTGTCGACATAAAAGTAGCTTCTTTAAGTGGTTTTAGAATAGGCTCTAATCCCCATAGCTTACCATTCTCTTGGTGGTTTTTAGGAGTATGACACTTAATGCATAGCGTAATTAAATTGCTTGGTCTATCTGTTCTATCTTGTTTCCAAAAGCCTATATGATGAACTTCTAAGGGTAAATCTTCTCTGCCACATAACTGGCATTTATAATTATCTCTATAGAGTATATACTCTCTTAGGTTATAAAAACCTTCTTGTTCGCCTTGTTGATAGCCTATGCCTTCTACATCTGGATTTTTTAGCTTGTGCGTATCAAAGTTAGCCACTTCTATTACCACATCTGTTACAGGAAGTATTTTCTTTAAAAAGTTAATAAATCTAATATGACTGTCAAATTTATGTTGTATAGAAGGTGGTAACCAATCACTGCACTTCTTCCTGTTATCAAACCTTGGTTTTCTGTATCTAAGTCTACTGCGTCTTTGCCTTCTATACATAGCTCTTTCCTTTAATCTTTCAGATATACCTTGAAGTAGTTTAACTTCACCACATATTAGTTCTTCCTTTTCAGTAATAGCAGAAAAACCAATATAACTGTAGCCACTATCTATTCCAAGTATAATAGGCTGTGTATAGGTAGTGGTTTCATATAGAAGCTGAATAGTAAATGGTTTTCTTCTAATAACTTTAGCTTTCTTGTGTTTTAGTAGTATTCTAACTTTAGCATGATTTTTAGTAGGCATTAAAGGTTTACCTTCTTTAGATATTACAAATACCACATTAACCCTCCTTAAAGAGTAATAACTCACTACAAAGTAGTGGTAAGTCCACATCGCCAATGTTATATGGGGTTTTGTATGGCAGCAGCACTTCTCCTACCCTCAGATATGTTTAACCACTGCCCTCAGAGCATAGGACTTGTGGAGCATCCTATGGTGACTATATATTCCCATATAACGTAGCCCGATAGGGTTAATACCCCTGGCTGAGGCTAATCAACTGAGCTTGTTAATCACAAGCTCCACCCTCTATAGGGTGGGGTAGTTGACTATGTATCTCCCATTGTGTATGTTCTCTATCTTTTTTGCCATTTGGCATTATTCCACTTCTCATACAATACCTCCCTAAATTTCTAATGAATCAATATCTTTTCTTATTTCAGCATAATATTCTTTGCGACATTCGCTATCACAAAATCTATCTAAACTGTTTTCGTTTAGTTTTTTACCACACTTCATACAATATTGAGTTTTAGGAGATGTAATTATGGTATTGGCATTGTTATCTAATTCATGTATGTATAAGTTCTTGTATTTCATCCTGTGCATCCTCCGCTTCCACATTTGTATCTATGATAATATCTACTACTTCTTCTGTGTGATTGAATAATACAGATTCTAAACATTCTCCGTTTACATGCCAACACCAAACACCGTAGTTATCTTTATCAAAATACAATTCACCTTTAGATTTAAACAATGTTCTAGCTTCTGATTCAACTGTAATAGATAAGAAAGGACGCTTACTATAATATATTTTTTCTAACACTTTAGTCAGATTAGTTTTATCTATTATGTACTCTCCATTATCATTCATTTTAAGTTTACCGTATAAATCTATTCTCATATATTACCTCCTATATTATATTAATATTTTATATTAATAATTTATAAAATTTACCGAAATAAATTTGTATTAATTATATCACCTTCTTTCTTCGCACAATAGAGAATAGGTTAATTCCTAATTGTATTATAGCAAACAATTTAAAATATGTCAATAATTTTATATTAATATTTTATAAATTTTCATTGTTTAACCAATCTATTAATAATTCTCTCATGCGTTTGCTTGGTATGTAAAGATTAATTGGTTTATTTTCTCGTATAGCAGAACGCCAAATAAATTGCAACATTTCAGACAATGCATATAAGTCTTGATTTATAGTAATATTGTATTGATTAAAATAATCTTCATAATCAGGACTCATATATCTATTGCAACAATATACAACAGTATTACAATCTTTATATTCATTAGTCGCTTTAGTATTACATGGTATAAAAGATTTTGTATATCCTTTTCCTTGTATGTGTCTTTGTTCTGACTTAAAAGTTGTCCATATTATTTCATTACTTTTACTATTTATTATGTTTCGTAAATAATTATATATATTATTTTTCAACTTAGCTTTTAAATCTTTATTTTTCTTAAACCAATTTAAAGATAGTGCATTATTTTTATCGCCAATATTATTCAATTGTCCTTGATATATATTCATTAAATTTTTATATTGTTCTTTATTGTATGGTTTTTTATTATCATAAGGAACTAAGTTAAAATCTTCAATTACATATTTATCATAAAAAACATTATGCATATCAAAATAATATTTTAAATGTGAAGCATCAAAAAGATATGTCATTATAAATATTTCTTTGAAACTTAGAAAAGATTCAATATTAAAATTCCATACTAACAACTGTACTTTTTTAGTCTTTTTTAATTCAACTACAGTACCATTTTTGCATAAGGTTTTCCATTCAGATAATTCACCATCATAATCATCATCTACCCATTCAACTATATGATTTTCATTGACTTTAATTTTATTAGTATCTATCAACATTTCATAATCTTTTCTATTAATTTCCTTAATATCTACAACATCTAATGCTTCATCAAGTATTAATATATACTCACTAGAAGCAATTAAATCCATAGTTTCATTTGTAGACATTTTAAATAATGCATGAGTTGTGGCTATATTATAATCATTAACTAATAAAGTATGTAAGGAATCGAGCTTACCTTCACCAAGATGTTTAGGTTCTCTAAACCTTCTTTCATAATACCATTTAGTATGTGGGCAATCTTCTGTTCCTTCTCCAATTAGTCTTTTAATTTCATTCAAATATGGAGTTATATATATGAATTTTTTATCTTTGTTATTATACATATAGTTAAAACTCCATGTTGATTTACCAGACCCCATAATAGAATCAATAATGTGGATTTTGTTTTCCAAATAAGTACCTCCTTAAATTTTAATTTTTAGCACGAATAGGGTGCTAAGTAATTTTTGAAAGCCTTGATAATACTATGTTTCAAAAACATTTTCGTAAAGAAAAAGAATTCCAAAATATTAATTTTTATTTTTATATCTTGTTACTAAATAAACATATATATCATCATCTCTACTTATATTATATACTAAAGAGAAAATTTGTCAATATTATATTTATAATTAATCCCCCTTAGAGGGGGAAGCGAAGGACGATAGTCCTGAAGCTTAGGGGGGTGGTATAAATAATCTAACATACTAAAGCAACAAAGTATTTTGTTGCTTATTTTTTCAGGTACGAACAAATATACTCTATTATACTATGTGCTAAATTAAACTATTGTACTTCTAACGTATTATAAAGCAACCTGAAAAAATATTATTTATATTCATATAATTTCCTTTAGGGAATGAGCAACGCAAGTTGCGAAATGAGGGTATATTAATAACCAATACACAATTTATTTATCTTTTTCTTTATAGCATCCTTTCTAGCATGAGTGTATAACCCAGTTGTATTAATATTACTATGTCCAAGCTGATTCTGTAGTTCAGGTAGAGTGAGTATATTATTCTCTACGACAGTAGAAGCATAATTATGCCTTAATTGATGTGGTCTAATCTTATTTTTAGGTGTGCTATAGTAATCAAAAATATCATTTATAGTCTCTGGACATAATTTATTACCACGTTCAGATACAAATAAATATGGACTATCCTTATACCTAGATTTATTTCTATCTACAAGATAATTTCTTAATATTTCCACAACCTTATCAGTTAATAATACAGTTCTTTCTTTATTACCTTTACCTATAACTATCATTTCATTATTTTCTAAATCAATATTCCTAAGAAGTAAATTACAACATTCAGACCTTCTTATTCCTGTATTGGCTATAAGAAAAACTATAGCTATATTTCTTGATTTATAGTCTGCATCTTTAGTTAATACTCTTTCAAGAAATTTTTCTACTTGTTTAGATGTTATATCTGTTGGATTACCTTTATTTTGCACTTTAACAAAATCTTCTTTTAGTATATAAAGACCATCTATTTGTTTGGTTACTAAAAGATATTCATTATATTGTTTTAATGAACTTAATTTTCTATTTATAGTAGATGTACTACCAGTAAGAGAATTCTTATACTTTAGTATATTTTCTCTTGTTAGTGTAGGATATTGTTTAAAGTATTGTTCTAAATCAGATATATAAGAAGATATAGTATTCTCTGACTTAGAACAGGATATAAGATAATTTTTAAATTCATTTAAATTAACCATATAAACATCTCCTTTGTTAGTTGTTTTCTTCAATAATATATTACTATCTTTTATTATGATAGTCAATAGAAAAATGAAAATTTTTATATTTATATTATGTATCGTAACTTTACTGTGTTAGTTATCTATAAATGTTTATTTTATAATAGTTTGAAGTGTATTCTATATGCTTTAGTACGATTACTAAAAAATACGTTCGATAAGTGTTGAATATAAAACCTATAAAAGCATTGATATTACTAAGTTTGAAGAATTGTAATATAGATAAATTAGTATAATTTTATGTTATTTGTGATGTTGTGAAATACGCATAAATACTGGATTTGTTCGATAGATGTACGATTGATTTTTTAGTGGATTTGTAAGAAAATGGATTGAATCGGTAAAAATTTTGTGGGTAGAGAGATTAAAGTGCTACCCTGGCTTGCTGGCTAAAAACTAACTAAAAATTTGTAAACGTATCCGGCATAGCATATACTCACTATATAATATTAATTATGTGGTGAATGTATATAATAGCTTGTAATGCAGGAATAAAGCAGGATTGACGCAACATAAGCATAATAAGCAGGATATAGATATAATATGAACATACTATGCAAGCTAAAAATGCACTGTATGGTACTGGATAGAATGGTACAATATGGTAGTATATAAGATAGTGGACCAGGAAGGATGCTATTGGGAAGAATTGGTAAAAGTGTATTTGTTGAAGTAAAATTGTATCGATACGGTTAAAATTGTATCGAATAACATGGCGGGAAGGAGTGAACAGTTTACTTATCTGTAAAGTAAAAATACTTGACAGAGAAAATATGCTAAAATACTATATTTAAATATGTCAAGTAAAAATACTTTACACTTTATTTTGTGAATAACCTGTGTATAACTTAATATTAACATGTGGATAATGTGGATAAATTGTTAATAAAATAATAATATAATTTTTTTTAATTACTATTGACAGTATTAATTATATATGATATATTATTAATATAAAAATATGGAGGTTGATATAATGACTAAAACAGAACAAATAAGAATTAAAAGGGAAGGGTACAAATATTATACAGATAGTATTATACATAATTTAATAATGCTAGTATATAAAAAGGATTTAATCAAAAACGATAAAGTATTTGACTATTTTATTTTTAAAGAAGGCAAGATAAATAAAATAATGAAGAATTGGTAAAAGGAGGTTAAAAAATGAAGTATATTAAATTTTATGATGTAAATATTAGTAAAATGGACTCAAAACAATTAGAAGAAATATTTAGTAGAATTAAAGAAGAAATAGAATATTATTATAATTTTAACAACAAATATCCCGAATTTGTCCACGTTTACGGTAATTATATTGGTTATATGATAGATAAGCATCCCTCAAGTCATCTAGTTATGGCAATATGATAATGATATAAAATATAACTTTTATATTGATCTTTCCGGACTGTAGCAATACAGTCTTTTTATTTGTATATATTTACCATATCGGTATGTTAAAAATTTGTGCATATTGCACAATAAAAATAGTTAAAATAACTATTGTAAAATTATATTAATAGTATTATAATAGAATTATAGAAATTAAAAAGAGGTGTTTTAAATGACAGTTAACGAATTAATCGAAAACATGGTCAAAACAGCAAATATTCAAGAAAAATCCGCTTGCTGGTTATCTCAGAAACAAGTTAAATTTTTAGCAGACATAGGGAGCGCAAAACAGGAATTTGAACCTGATCGCAGATGGTCAAAGAGATTATATATAGATACAAATAAATACAATGTAGTAATATTAGTTAGTCCGCTGAATGGAGCAGGATATATTACAGTAAATAACCAGGATATTATAAATAAACGTATTAATGCAGCATTTGAACAAAAAGAGCAGGAAAATAAAGCAAAAATTGCAGAATTAGAAACAGAATTAAAAGAACTTTACAAAGAAAACGAAAAAACAGACTGGACACAATATCCAGAAAACATAAAGAAAATGATTTTTCAACAAATTGAAAAAATGGAAAACGAACTGAAACAATTAAGAGGGAACTAAAATTCCCTCTTTTATCTATGGATGTATATAATAATAATAAATTGTAGTAAAATATTAATATAAAATATACAAGGAGGATTAAACAATGTATAAATCGATAAATAGTTGGATTGAATATTTACATCCAAAACTTGGGTATCCAGTAATTGCCAGAATAGAAGATGAAGAAAAAATAAAGCTACAAGGCTATATAATAGTAAAAAAAGTAGTAAACGGAGAAGAAATAAAGCTAAAACAAGATTTTTTGAGGATGCAGGATATAATAACTAAGTTAAGACTTCAGATAAAACAAGAAAGAGACAAAACATAATATAAAATATAATTTTATCTTAACTACCTAAAAGGGTAGTTTTTATTTTACAAAAAATTTTTAAATTTATATTGACAGTATTAATTATATATGATAAAATATAAATATAAAATAAAAGGGGGTTGAGATTGAATGAAAACATGGTATAAACATTGGAATCAGCGAACAATGGACGATTACTACAAAATGTAGGATGACAGTTTATGATGGTATTATGAGAATAAATAGCAAATTTTTAAAAAATTAATATTGACAACATTAATAAAGTATGGTATTATTAATATATAAATGAAGAAATGGAGGTATAAGAATGAAAAAATCAAAAGTTATTTATAAAGTTGTTGTTCCAGGTTTTGAGGAAAATTTCGGAGACTTATATAAAGGTAATAATCTTAATAAAGCAAAGAGAATAGCAAATGATAATTATCATTTGCTACCGTTGATTGAAAAATACGTCAACGGAAGGTTTGTAGATGTGATTTATTGATAATAAATTGATTTTAATATTATTAATACAGAAATACAAGAAATATGCAAGGATTTTGAAGTTTAAGGAGGTTATTAAAATGTTTTTTGTGGTGTATAGCAATAATAACAAGCCGATGCAACTAACAAATGACAAAAATGGCTTGCAGGAAGTTAAAACAATTAAGACAGCGACAGTATTTTCAGAAGAATATAAAAAATATTTTAAAGATATAACAGGATTGACATTTAAACCTATTATGCTTAATAAAGTACAAGAAGTCATATTTAAAGGAACTTATTTTCAATATAATAAAGTAATATAAAGGAGGTTTTATAATGAGCATAGGAATTCAACTGACAAAAAAACAAATAGCAGGGTTAAAAAACAAGGCTAATATTGAAGTAGACAGAGAAATATATTCTATTAGTTTTGATGGTGAAGAAATAACAATTAACGGAAACTGGAGTATACAAAGAGGGAATAAGCCAATTAACCAAGAAATTGTATCAGCTATTGAAATATATTGCACAAGAAATAACATCGAATGGGAATATAATTCGGAGTATTCTGCATGGTGCGACTAATTATATTAATATAAAATGTTAGTTTTATCTTGAATAAAAACTTAAAAAATTTTTAAAATTAATGTTGACAGTATTAAAAAGCTATGGTAAAATATAAATATAAAATGAACATTGAAAATTTTATAAGGAGGGTTTAAAAATGACTTATACCAGGTTAAGAATTACGATTGACACATTGGTAAAAACTGGATTGGAAAAGGTAAACGTTTTAGGGGTGGAGGAATCGCAAGACGATCTTTGGCAAATTCACGAATTATGCAATGAATTAATGGCATTTTGGGACAGCGAATTGACAGAGGAACGCATAGATGAATTAGAGGAAATAATTGCTGAATTACCACTACTTCAAAGAGTATAGTTATTCATTGCTTCAGCGCATAATATAAATATAATAAGGAGGTTTCAAAATGAATAAAGCGTATGTTACAAAAGTTGAAAAAACAGACAATCAGTATTATCAATATCCAATAATTATTCATCGTGGAATGTGGCATTTTGCAAGATTTAACACAATGGAGCAATTGCAAGAATTTTTAGACATAACAGGCTTAAAAATGGAGAAAGCAGAAGAAAAACAGACTTTAAATAATGGCTTACTTGAAATATTTTCATTAAGTCACAATATAAAAGAAGAAGGATATTTCTGGAAGTTTGAAGATGTCCCAAATACTGCTAAAAAAATAAAAGGGTTATCTAATGGCAGTATAGTTGATTGTTACTTTTTAACAGATGAAAATACATTGCATATCTACAGACCGAATCCAAACGCAAAAGAAGTATATAAACCTATGAAACTAAGTGAAGAAATGGAGTACAGAAGAAACCATTGGTATTTTTAAAATAAGCGGTTAGGGCATCCGCTTAAAATGCCCAAATGTTACAAATATAACACATAACAGGAGGTATGAGAAATGATTAACAGAAATGAGATATTAACATGTATGAATTCTGAATTTTGCGAAATATGTAAAAGTAAATGTGATGAAGTTAAAACATACAAAAATTGGAAGGGTAATTTATCGGAATATTTATTTGTTGGTTGTTTAGTTGATGATGAATTGATAGATTATGCAATAAACGTTTTACCACCTGTAACAATGACTTATAATATGGTGCAAATTGGAGAACCTTATTCTCACAGAATGGATAAAAACGGAAAATATAGACCTACATATTCGACATTTGTTAAAACTAACGAAGGTTGGGTATATGCTGGACATTGTTTTAAAGGTGAATATATTAACAGGATGTAATTAAGGAGGTTTAACAATGATACAGATAACAAGAAAACAATGGGATACTATACCAGAAGACTATAAAGGAAGATGGGAAAGATGGATCAAAGATAACGGCTGGCAGTCTGATTTACCTGAAGAATATATAGGTAAAAGAACATTATTAGATTATGACAATAACATCGGAACAGTTTTGTTGACGGAGGGAATACACTTTATTATAGTTGATTAACTATAACAGGTTTTTGAAGGATTTTCCGAGCCTTAAAAATCCTATCCCACAATAACAGGCAAAATATAATATTATGGAGGTTATGTATTATGAAAAAAGCAAGGGTAATTGTTAGTATGGAACATCAAAATTTTAAACAGCTTTATAATGAATTGCTTAAAAGTGGACTTGTTGAAGATGTAGGAGAAGAAACAAACGCCGAATTCATAAGACAAGAACACGAAAAAGACATTTTAAAGCCTATCTATCATCATCCAGACTTAGTAACAGACATAGAAAACACAAGCGTTATAAATCAGATTGCAGCAGAATATAAAATTCCTGTAGTATATTCAAAAATTAACAAATTAGAAATTATTAATATATAGGGGGTTTAACAATGATTAAAAAAGCTAATATTCAATGGTCAGCAAAACAATTAACAAAAATGATGGAACGGGGTACAATTAATTTTGACAACGCAGTACAAAGGGGCTATGTATGGGACAATAACAGAAAATCATTGCTAATACATAGTATGATAGAAGGTTATCCCATTCCGGCATTTTATGCAGCTAAAAATGATAACGGCTATGATATGCTTGACGGAAAACAGAGGTTAAACGCAATAGCAGGATACTTAAATAACGAATACGAATTAACAGGAATTCCAGAGGTTACTTTAGAATCGGGGGAAACAATGGACATTAACGGAATGATGTTTGGAATTTTACCTGAAGAATTGCAAGATAGGATAAAAGATTATTCGCTTACTATATATTACTTTGACGGTATAACAGACGAAGAAATAACGGAAATGTTTTTTAGACTCAATAATGGAAAACCGTTAACAGCCATTGAATTAACAAGAGTTAAAGCAAAAAGCATTGATAAAATAAAAGAAATAGGCAGACATGAATTATTTAATTCAGCTTTGACCGAAAAAGCACTTAATAAATACACTAATGAAGATATAGTTATAAAATCATGGGCTTTACTCAATGTCGATAATCCTTCTTTTGAAACTAAATTCATTCGTCCACTTATAGAATCAGCAGAGATAACAGAACAGCAAGCAGAAGAAATAACAGCAGTATATGACAGGATATTGGCAATATATAAAGATATTGCTGGAGCAGGAGACAAAGAAGCTTTAAAAGTGGCAAAGCGCATAATAACACGTACACATTTATTAAGCCTTGTGCCTGTAGCATTACAATCCATAAAAGACAACATACCTATTGAAGAATTTGCCGAATTTGCCATGACATTTTTCAGTGGCAAAAAATCCGCAAGCATCAATGATGTATATAATGCAGCAGCAGGAGCAGCTTCAGGGAAAGCTGAAAATGTAAAAAAGAGAATAACAGCAATAACAGAAGCATATAAAGCATATTTCACAAAGCAGGAAATAGCAAGCAAAAAGGCAGATAATTTTAATGATTATACAAACGAAGATTGGGAAGAATCAGCTAAAATTCCGCACGAAGTAATAACAGCTTATAATTGCACTATATAACAGGAGGCAAACAATAATGCAGGATTTTCTTACTGTGTTTAAGGTTATAACAGCTTATTATATAGTTTTATGGGTTTTATTTGGGTTGTGTTGGATATTTACAAATATAATATTAAAGCATGGAGGTATAATAAAATGAGTCAATATCGTTATAGACTAACATCAACAGGTTATTCATCCGATAAATACGGTAATTGTGAAGTATGCGGAAAACATGCTTCCGAAGTATTTTCACAAAGTGAAGAACAATACTATACAATAGAAAGAGATGGAAAAATAATACATGAAGGCTGGACTAAATATGGTTGTAATGATTATTTTGGACATAAAGAGTGTCTTGAAAGTATACAAAGATGATATTTACAGTATTAATGTACTATAGTAAAATATTGGTATAACAGAATAGAGGTGATGCAATGATACAATATACACAAGCTGAATTTTTGCAATTATTACAACAGTATAACAGCACAGACCGCAGTATCATAAAGGCTAACTTAAAACGCATTATGGATATATACAACATTAAACCAGCCGATATAATATCTTTAGGTTATAGTCATCGAAATGTATATGCCTGGACTAACAAAAGCACGAAAAATATACCGCTTTTTGAGCAGGCATTGTATATATCAACAAGATTTAATTTCAGCATAACAGAATTCATCAAATAATGTACAAAATTTTCAAAATTAATATTGACAGTATAAAATATATATGCTATACTTATAATGTAAAAATTATATTAATATTTTGGAAGGTGGTTATATTATGGCAAAAATATATAGGAATGGCATATATGAAGGTGAATTTTTTCCTTCAGACGAATGGGAACAGCAAAGACAGAAATTAATTAAGGATATAACTAAATTTGAAAAGGATAATAACATATCTCATGCTAAAATGTGTCGGATATTGGATAAGGGTTTAAAACGGAAATAAAATAAAACAAGGTTTCTATTTATATAAAAAGAAAGGTGATAGTATGTTAAAGTTTGATACTTATAAAATGAATGAAGAAGAGTTAAATAAGATGTCAAGGGATGAATTAATTAAATTGATAAGGTGTAATGAAAAACTGGTTGTTGATCTTAATAACAAAATTGAGGAATTAGAGGAAGAACTACAACAACAAAGAAATAATTATATGGAACTTAGAGATAAATATATTGAATTTAAAAATTCAATGAAGTAAAATTTTTATAATAATGATATAGTAATAATTTATTATAATTAGTAAAAAGTAGATAAAAGGAGATGATAAAAATGTTAAATGAAAAGATAATTTTAGTTGAAGAGCAGAAACCAGTCAATATACAAGGGAATGTAATTTATAATACTATTGTATCCGAAACAGGTAGGTTCTTCGTTAAAAAAGGAATAAATATATTAAAAAGTTATAATGTAAAAATGCAATACTATAGTGAAAACTTTTTGGAAGAAATAGATTTATTCCATTATGCTGAAGGGTACAGGATATCAGGGAAAGAATTAGAAAAGTTTTTAGCCATATATCCTAATAAAAACGATATAAAAATTATAACATTAGAGCAATTGGAAGAGCAAAGGAAAGAGCAAAAAGAAAAGAAAAAACAGGAAGAACTTGAAAGATATAAAAAATATGAAATAGCAAAAGAAGAATGCAGAAAATACAGAGAATGGCAGGAAAATCTTACAAAAGGTTTAGTTTATACAACTGTATATAATCTGGATAATGTAAAAAAAGAAAGAATATATCCAACAATAAATCCAGATGATAACGTGTGGTATGAGTGTATAACAGAAGATGGTATCAAATTCTACTTATGTTACTATGGAAACGCATCAAAAGTTTATGCTCCAGCTAATTTAATCAAAAAATGGGATGATGAATTATTTAATCAAAATGGTGGATTAACAGCAGAGTTGGCTTTTTATTTGTGGAAAGCGAAAATGTCAGATTTTTGTTGTTATGGACATGATTATTATAAAAGACTGTGCGATAAAATTTCATGGGAAGAGATTATTAATGAGCTAAGAAAGTCTATTATATTTTTGCCTGAAAGAACTAATGATTATGACAGCTATATACAGCCCTTACGAGAGTCAGGTATACATGCTTATCTTGTCCACCAGGCTTATGATGGTAAACATAAAGAAATTGTAGAAAGCCTAAAGAAATTAGCACATAATAATTACTATTTTTTTATTGATGAAGCAGAAAACATTGAAACAGATTACATGAGTTTATATTATGTTCCTGATATAGATAAATATATTATAAGAGCAAATAAAATAACAAAAGTGCAAAAAATAACATCAAATGGTAAATCATTCATTGATACTAATTATGAGAAGAAAATATATTATTATGAAAATGGCAAATTTAGTTACATTGATAATGCTATAAGTGAGTGTTTATAAAATTAAATTAAAATGAGTTTTTTAAATAAGAATGGAGGTCTAATGAGGTTGTTTGATATTACCAAATAAGAATGGCACTTGGCATATAGTTGATTATAATGTTGATATGTCAACACTAAAAGAATCTTATAATTATATTGATTTAAAACTAGGTGGTATGTCTGGCTTAGGTAGATATGCAGGGAAACAAATTCCTAGAAGATGGACGGATGAAATGTGTGATAAGTTATTGAGATAAAAGTATAATTTGATTTTAAAGGAGGTTATTAATATGGAAGTTAAAGAAGGACAGAAAAGAAGATTTAGAATAACAGGAAAAGTATTTACAGTTTTGAGACAAAAGGAAAGTCCTTATAAAATATTATGGGTTGTAAGAAATGAGAAAACAGGAGAAGAAGAAACATATGAAGAATACATTATAGAATGTTTTTCTGATATAATGGAATAAGAGACGGATTTTATCAATTAAAAGAAAGGATGATATACTATGAAAATGGAATTAGAAATTAGGTGTTCAAGTTGCGGGAGTTCTGATGTTGTTTATGATGAAAATGAATATGGTAAAAGAGTTTTTATCTGTAAAAATCCTGAATGTGCCGATTTTAATTGCTTCTTTGAATTTTCCGATGTGGTTTTGAATATAGGAAAAGAAAATATAATTGAAGGTATGACAAAAGAAATTGAGTTTGAAAATAAAGATGGAAAATGGCTTGAAACAATTGAGAACGGAGTTATAAAAAAGTCTGTAAAAATTAAAGGAGTATAATAGCATGGCTAGCAAAGAAAAGAATCGTAAAGAATTAGAGGAAATTGCTGAACATATAGGCGACATGTATTTAATGGAAATGTTTTGGGATATGTTTGATATGTTGCCTGAATCAAAACAGAAGATATTTATTAAACAAGCAAAAGAAATTGAGAAGAATGTAAGATCAATGAGATAAAAGGAGATGTAAAAAATGGTTAAATATTTTGCAACATTGGAAGAAGAAGCAGAGTGCAGAAAAAGATGTATTGAAAAACTCAAGGATTTAAATATGTATGGTAATCCTGCTTATGCTATGGTATATGGATTTATCACTAAAGATGGGAGAAAAAGAGCATTAAAGACTAAACCAGTTTTCTTTAATCAGGCAAATTTTGACAGATATATTAAAGAATCAAAGCATATACCATTGGCAGTATATAACAATAATGTAATGCCAGAATTTTAACAAGAAGGAATATAATTTGAAGATAGAAAATTTTAAAATAGGTGATGTAATTGATATAAAAACTAAAAATGGGCAAGTAAAAAGAGTATTTGTTATTGACAAAAATGAAGATGATAATATGATTTTTGGGATAGACCAAAATAACAGTATAATTAATATAAATCCAAACTATGAAGTTAAAAAATTTCTATTTAATATTTTTGAATCTGATTAAGATAAAAGGACGGTTTTATTTTGTTTTAAGTTTATATTGACAATCGTATTAATATACTATAAAATATAAATATAATATAGAATGAAACCATATAATAATGAAAGGAGCGTATAACATGATTGGCTCATCAATACCTACATTTTTGAATATGCAATATAGATGTTGCGAATGTGGAAGAAATTTAGGAGATAAATATTCAAGGCTTAAAGGCAAAAAACAGCCTGATGTAAATATCATAAAAGGTAAACTATATTGTAATAAGTGTGCTGATAAACATTGGAATGATTAAGTAAAAGACAAGGAGGATTAAAAGTGAAGAAAATGCGAATATTAGACCGTTCAGGAATGTTTATAAATATGGAATGGGATTATAATCCTAAAAATAATCTAGAAGCTTTGCAAAAAGCACTAAAAAAACTTAAAGCATTAGATATAAAAGATGCAATTGTTTATGAAGTTGCTCCAGTTTGTTTTTGGTATAGTACTCCCGAAAAAAGTATAAATGTTGAATCATATGAATAAAATAACAATTTTATCTTATAACAGGAAGTGAAAAAAATGGATAATTATTTTGATGAATCTTATCAGTCTAAAAATAGCAGATGGAATATTGATATAAAAAAAGAAAACGGACATATAACAGTTTGTATATGGAACAATTCATTAACAAGTAGTAAATATTGTAGTCAATATTGTATTAACATCAATAAATATGGATTTGATGGTAATTATTTAAGTTTACCTAAATACTTACAAAAAGAATTGAAAAATATTCAAGTAAGGTATTTTAAATAACAAGGAGGAGGCTAAATATATATGAAAATTATAAAGATAAATGAAAATCCTTTTCGTAAATGGGAAGTAAAAAGACTTCCTAAAGATGTGATATATATTCAGCATAATGTAAATAATAACGAAGTTTACTATAGTAAAATTAAAAATTGCTATTATGAAATTATAAAATAACAGGAGGTAATAAAAATGAATATGTCTAATAATATTGAAATTGGAAAGATATTTACAATTAAAAAAGGAAATCGTTCAGCAAGATGGAAAATAATTGAACATCCTTATTTTGACAATGCTTATGCACTTATAGCAGACCATCCATATTTAAGCTGCAATTTTAAAACAGAAGATTATAAACATATTGTCTATGGTGGAAATTCAATAGAAAAAACATGGGAAAGTGCTTATGATCATACTTAAAAGGGAGAAATTATTGAATTAAAAACAATTTAATCAAAGTGAAAGGAGTATGTTATGTGTAAGTTTTGTGATAATTTAGAATATAAGGAGATAACAATTCCTAGTCGTACTACAGGAGCAGACCATAATGTATGTGAAATAGCGTCACCACAAGTTATTGAAATAGATGGTGAAATATATAAATCTGGTTCAGAATGTGAAGGTTGTTATGGCTGTGCTAAAGAAAACAATTATTGGCAAATTACTATATGTAATAATGATATTGTAGATTTACATTATTATAATAAAGTAAGGGATTTGATTATTGATCAATATAGTGCTAGGTTTTGTATTAATTTCTGCCCTATGTGCGGTAAAAGGATATCTAAAGAACTGCACGAAGATTTAAAATTTTGGTAGTTGAGATAAAACAATTATTTGGTGGTGATATTATGTACTATGTTAAACGTCATGGTGGTAATAGTAATCATAATTGGCGTATAGTTTTAAAAACAGAAGATAAAGAAAGAGCAATTGCTAAATTTGATAAACTTGCCAGAGAACTAAGGCAGGGTATTGTGGAAATATATGAAGACGATAAACGCATTGGTGCTATAGCAGCATCTAAAAAATATTAATATAAAACTATTAACACAACAAAATGTTTTTGCTAAAATATATTCATAAAATCAAAAGGAGTTGATAACAATGTTAAAACCTGAAACAATGGAAGTATTAAAAGAAAACGGCTATAACAGTCTAAAAGAATATTTACAAGATTTAGCAGATGAATATGATGTACCATATTCAGTAGTAGTTAGTCTTTATCAATTATTAGGCGAATCCGAATTGTTTGATGGTTTGGTTTCAGCAGTACAAGATGCAGAAGGGATGGATTGGTAACAGGGAAGACTAAAAGACTTCCCTGAATAAAAATATAAAATGGAGATGATAAAATGTAGACTTTATAAAAAGGAGAAGATAAAAATGGTTGGAGAAGTAATTTTCCCTTTATGTAACTTAAGATAAAGCATTGATTTGATTTATTAGATGTAAGATTATACAAAAAGTATGTTTTATATATAGACATATATATTTTTATTTGTTATAATTAAAGTAAAATTATGCCAAATGGGGGATGTGTTTATGAATAATCAGGTTGTTAAATTTTATCAAAAAAATTGGTTTATATGGCTTTCACTATTTTTGTTTGCTCCATTAGGTATTATATTATTATGGGTAAATAAAAAATATTCCAAAAGTGTTCGTATTGTTTTTTCGGTTATATTTAGCTTATTGTTTGTTTTTGTAGTTACAATTAATAATGATTCAAAAACTACGCAAGGAAATAATATTCAATCTAATGTAGTTAAAAATGATATACAAAATACACAAGAAAGTCAAAAAGAAACTGTATTATCATCAGAAGAAAACGACCGAAATATTAATACAAAAAACACAGATACAGTAAAACAAAAAAATAATACAATTGTTTATGATGTTGCCACTATAATAAGAACAGTTGATGGTGATACTATAGAAGTAAATATAGGTGAAAAGAAAGAAAAAGTTAGGCTAATAGGAGTTAATACTCCAGAAACTAAACATCCTTCAAAAGAAGTTGAGGTTTTTGGTGTTGAAGCATCAAATTACACTAATAAACAATTATATTCAGATAGAAAAGTATATTTAGAAAAAGATGTTTCCGATAGAGATAAATATGGAAGATTATTAAGATACGTGTGGTTAGAATTGCCACAAGATAAACCAGAGAACGAATTAAAGAGTAAATGTTTTAATGCAATTTTAGTTGCGGAAGGTTATGCTCAAGTAGCCACATATCCTCCAGATGTAAAATACAGTGAATATTTTGTTAAATTTCAAAAAGAAGCACAGGAGTTAGGAAAGGGATTATGGGGTGTTGCAGAAAAAAATCAAGAATCAATAGCTAATACTAATACTAACAATAATACTAATAATATGTCTAGTGATATAATAACGAAAATAGAACTTTCAGATGGTAAGCAATATACACTTAATCCAGATACTAAATACGTTGGAAGTAGTGGTAGTAATAAATATCATAGAATTAATTGTAGATGGGCAAAAAAGATTAACCCTCAAAATCTTGTGCAGTTTAAATCTAAAGAAGATGCTGAAAGTAAAAATTATGCACCATGTAAAGAATGTAATCCTTAAAATAAATAATACAATAAAAACATCATTTGATTGAAGGGAGAAGATTATGATTAAAAGAAATTTAGATGGTGTATATTTTAGGGTACAAAGAAATGGGAAATGGGATAATATATGTTTTTCTGACTTGACAACAGAAGAAATGCAGAATGTGTTAGTTAATAAAAACATAGAATGGTTAAGGCAATTAGCAATTCATTTGGGTGTTTCACTAAGAAAAGTTGGTGACGAGTTTGATATAATTGCTTAAACAAATGATATATATTATTAAATGAATTCATAATTTTATATGATAAGGAAGTAAAATTATGGGTATGAAACTTTAAGTGTGTACGTTGCATCTTTAACTGAGGTATAATTAAGATATCTTAATAAAGGAGGTAAACAACAGAAGTATGGATTATAATTTTTTAGGTTTTCACCCTTTGCTTTCAAAAGTAATAAAACAAGTAGTCAATCAAGAAGAAGCATTTGTTAGGCTTAAAATAATTTGTAGTGAATCGGACTTAAATAAGTATAGTAAATTACCAACAATGCAATTAAATGTGATGCAAAGACATTTATTAAAAGGAGAATCTTCTAAAGAAGCATTTAATTATAGCCAAAAATATATGGACTGGTTTAAGAAAATTTCTACCGAAACAGCAGTTACTCAGGAAGAGGCAGAATACATATGTGATATGATAGATAATAAACAATATATAGACGTTTTAATATATATTGCTCGTAGACATTATTTGTGGGGTTTGATAGACGAAATAAAGGAAGAAATAGATAGACAAATAAAAGAATGATTTTATCTACAAATATGGTATAATAGAATAGATGTTAGATAAATAAGAAAGGTTGTATTTATGTTTTTAAAGTTAAGAAAAGAGTCATGGTGTATTGATTGTGTAGGGTGTACCAAATTGGAAATAGAAAGTTTTCAAGGTATTCCAAAAACTAAGGATTGTATTGGATTTAGAAATGCTTATTCGTTTGAAGAAAAGGCAGAACGTTTACGAAATGAACAAGACTATTATGGCAGTGCATATAGGAACAATTTTTAAAAAAATTTTATAAATTATAAATATAATATTGACAACAAAATAATAACGATATATAATGTAATTACATAAGAGTAAATAATAATATAATTTAATATTATTATTTCATCAATAGTAAAATACAAATTAACATAAACTTTAGTTAACTATATCAAAATACAAAAAACGATGCTAAAATTAGATTATAAAAAATAAAGGGGATGTTAAAATGAAAGATTTAATTAACGCAGGATTAAATACTTTGCTTGTAAGTATACCTGAAGAGTTAGTGTGTGTTTTAATAACTCTTATATTACTAAAAAGATTTGATTTGCTTGATATCAAAATGTGGAAATACAATATAAAATATATAATGATTCCAGTTATTCCTACAGCTATAATTTCAAATATCGGAAGATACATAGCAAAGATTCCATTGCCAATTTCATTTTTGATAAGTTTTTCGATAATGGTTTGTTTAACAGTGTATATTGTAAAGAAGAATAATTTTTTACATGACAAAATGATTATTTTAAAAACAGTATTATGTGTGTTTCTTGGGATGGTGTTTATAACTGTAATTGAGTTTATTTATATACCAATAACGTTAAGTTTTATAAATAAAACTATAGAAGATATTAATCATGATGTTTTTATAAACTTTTTAATATCAATACCAGGAAGAATTATGCAATTTATCTTAATTTTTTATATTATTTATAGAAAAAACAGTATTACAATTTATAATTTTTTTGAACAACTTTTTTCAGATAAAACAATTACTATTATAACATGTTCATTTACTGGTTTGATTATATTAATATGGAGTATGCTAGTATACTTGTTAGGGAAAAATAATGAATACTCATTGCTTAAAAGGATTATTTTTAGTGTGTTATCCCTAGTAATTCCTACTCTAATGATTGGATTGTTACTATTTTTCTTATCATACATTTTTGATAAGTTTAGGAAAATGCAAAAATCTCATCAGAATATGCTAGATAATAGCATAGATGATGATTTTTAATAAATAAAAATAATAGAAAGGAGAGATTATATGAAAAAGTTGGGGTTTATATCTGCTATTATAGGCTTGGTTGGGCTTATAGCTACCAGTACTGCTTCACTAATGTGGCTTCATCAGCCTAAGACTCCTTCGGAATTGAGGTAATTAGTGTTGAATTAAGGAGAGTTTATTAAACTCTCCTTAATTATTAAAATAATTTTCTCAAAATAATAAAAAGATATTGCATAATTTGTAGATGTTAGTATATAATATAAATAGTGTGATACATATATTATATTATTAATTAATAAGGAGTGAAAAATAATGCAGTTGTCGAAGAGAGTTACATCTACAAATGATGTGAGTTTGGAGAAATTATCAGAAGCAGTTAGAATAGCTATAGGATATAGAACTATTGCAAACTTTGCAGGTACTATTAAGATGGTAGATACAACATTATTGACTGATATCATTTATAAAAGGATAAGAGAATATCCACCAAGAGAGGTTTTAAGAAAAATAGCATCAGCTAGTGAAGGAAGGATAACTTATAAATATCTTTATGATATTTGTGGATATTCTGAGCTTGATGAAGAAGAGGATAGATCATGGGCAAAATGGACTCCAAGCAGAGGAGAAATTTATTGTGCTGACTTTGGCACTAACTTAGATAGTGAGCAGAATTCTGTTAGACCATGTGTAATAGTTTCTAATGACATAGGTAACAAAATGGGTGATATATTGGTTGTAATTCCCATTACAACGAAAAGGAAATTCACTCCAAGGATTCATGTACATATCGGTAAAGAGTATGGTTTAAAAGAAGATAGTTATGCTTTAACAGAACAAATTAGATGTATATCAAAAAGAAGATTATTTTATAATGGGGAACCATGGAGGATATCTATATTAGACGAAGAAAAAATGAATGAAATTAAGAATGCACTTGAAATTGAATTGGGGTTTGAAGAAGTTATGTTTGATGAAGATAAAGCATTCAAAATGATAGAACATATTAATACTTTGACAAAATACGTTAAAGATAAAAAATCTTTTGATTTGCAAGAATTATTAGAAGAAAAATATACTCAACTTGTTAATTATTGTGCCAAATATAAAAGAGATATTGATGCTATATGGGACACTTATGAAAATAATATTAAAGTTAAATATGCAGTTTAAATAAATAAAGGAGTGATTTATTGAGATATATATTGAGTTTAAGATTTATTAAGTTGTTAGCTTATAAAACCGGAAAATGGTTACAAGAACATTTACAAGAATCTCATAAACGTAGATATTTATATTATTTTGGATTGCAGGTAATATATGGAGCTATATTTAAGGGTGCATTATTAATATTACTAAGTATATTATTGAGTATATTTACCGAAACCATGCTTGCAACCTTGTCTTTTACGCTAATAAGGGTGTATGCAGGGGGTGTTCACTTTAATTCATATACTAAATGTGCATATGTTTCTGTTAGTTGCTTATTGTTTGCTGGATTAATAGCAAAATATTTTCCCAATAATAAAGTTATTAATATAATAGTTTTTATGTTGGTTTTTATATTATTGCTTTTATATTCACCAGTTGAACACTTTAACAGACCAATAAAAGAAAGTGAGAAAGTAAAATTTAAAATACTATCATTAATTATTTTATGTTTATTATTTGCAGTGTATATTTTATCATTAAATCAATCAATAATAGCAGGTGTATTATTGGCTGGAATTGTAATATTACCTGTAAATAAGTGTTCAACTTTACGAACAAATATAAAAATGTTTAACAAACCATAACAATGTAAAAATTAGTAAAAAGCCTAAAAGGTGCTTAAAATAAGCATTTCCCCAAAACACTTACTTATTATAAATATAATAAATGCGAATTCTGTCGCATATTGTAGATAAGTTTGCATTGAAAATTATAGTATTAAGAGGTAACATAAAATTATGTAAATCAATAACAATTAAATAATTGCAATTAAAAAACATATGTAGTATAATAAGAACATCGAACAAATGTTCGATATCAAATTACAAAAAGGGGGCTATATAAAAATGTGTGTTTATGTTATTCAAGACAATTTAGGCAATTTTGTTTCCAGTGATTCAATTTTTGATCTAGGAAATGAAGTTGTATATGTAACGCACACAGGAAAAGCTGACAATTTGGAATATTATATTACTAAAGAAGTAGCTGAAACTAAGCGAACACGTTTACTTGAATTATTACAAAAATATAAAATAAACAGAAGTTTAGTTATAAAAAAAATAAATAAAGAATTACTTAAAAAAGGTCAAATTATTAAAGAGTATTTTAAAAAACAAAACTCTTAATATAATAAAGGTATATTTCTTGACTTCCTGGATATAATATATTACAATAATACATATATGGTATAAGGGGAAGGTGTGATATATTATGTTTAAGGAAAATCAAGAAAAGTTATTTCAAAAAATAAATAATATTTTAAAGAATATAGACTATAGAAAAGTCAAAGAAGATATCGGGATTGAGTTAAGAAAACGTAATGTAGATTCAGCAATTATAATATTGGCATCTGAAATCATCATGGGTAATGCTTCGGTTGAGCAATTAGTTGACGATAATGGTGATACAAAACTGTTATTTTTCTTTACTGATGCTTTAAATAAGGCATTACTTAAAAATGATTTAGATGTCAATATTAATTTGTCTGAATATTTTTTGAAACATGAAATTGATGAGTTAGAGTATTTTAAATTTGAAAAAGAGAAAGAAAAAATATATCCTATTGTTTTTAGAAACATTAATATGATAAATGACCATCACTGGGAAGGTACTATTTCTGCGCAAGAACTTGCCAAGCTAAATGATGCTAAAGTTATTATTTACAATCCTAATACTCAAAGAAATCCTAAAATAACTAAAAGAGGAGATAAGATTAATGTTAATCCTCAAAAAGTTTTAGAAATAAAAAAATCACTACTTGAGGGAACATATGAACCAGACCATATCAAATTGAATATACTTAAAAACGGCAATGAAAAAATGATTTATAATGCTAAAAATAGAACATTAACTGTTTACGAAGGTAGTGTAATTAATGTAGTTGATGGACAGCATAGAAAAGAAGCAAATTCTCTTGCTGTAGCAGAAAATCCCGATTTGGATGTTGTGTGGGGTATAACAATTTATAATGTTAGTGAGATAAAAGCTCATGCCATAATGGTTCAAATTAATAAGCAAACTCCTATGAGTGAGGAGTGGTTATCGACAAAAGATTATAATAAAGCAGAAAATAGAGTGTTAGGTATTATGGAAGATGAGAAATCTAATCTTTTCGATATTATGAAAGAAACAGATAGACATATAAGTAATAATCAGGCATTAGTAAAAAAATCTAATATAGCATTGGCAATAAAAGAGCAATATGAAGATTTATTAATAGATGAAAATGGTGAACAAGATAATGATAATATTAGGATGATAGGTAGATGGCTTGCTGAATTCTTTGATTATATGATTAAACTTTATTCATATGATTTCAAAGAAAATCCTTATGAAATTAAAAAGAGTAGCTTTATCAACTGGAAAAACATGTTTTATGGTTATGTTGCATTATCCAGGGCATTATTAAATAAAGACAATTGGAAAGAATTATTTAAAGAAAAAATGCAGTCAATTGATTTTAGTATGAATAATCAAATGTGGCAAGACATGGGGATGTTAAATCCAAAAGACGCCAACAAAACATTAAGAACTAATCTTTATAATTTATTTAAGGAAGGAGTTGAATGATAATGGCTAAAGAATTAAAAAAGTTTAATATAGATAATTTGAGTTTTAAATTTGATGAAAATTTAAAGAAAGACTATTTAAAGTTAAAACCATTGGATACTGCTAAAGCGGAGTATCCAACGTTTGTAGCAGTTGATGAATATGAAGAATTATTAAATAAACCTGTTTATAATTTTTCTTTAGCTGAACGTGATGAATTGCTAATGATGAAATTTAAAAATAGTACGATTGGAGCAGTAATGAGTACTATATCAAGAATAAAAGGATATATAGATTTTTGTATTCAAAAAGGCGTAGTTGTTCATATGCAGAATGTTTTTGATACATTGACTAAATCAGAAGCAAAACGTTTTGTTTCAAAACAAGCTACTGAATTTAGATATATTTCTCCTACTCAATTAAAAGAATATCAAAATATGTTAGTTAATAATCAAGATAAATTATTATTAGAGTTGCCTTATGTCGGAGTTAGAGGTAGAACTGTAAGGGGTGGAACATTAGAAGAAATTATAAATTTACAAATAGACCCTAAAAGTCAAAATACTAAGGATTGTATTTTAGAACTTGTAAGAAATGATGGTACTATGAGAGAACTGACTGTATCTCAAGAAACGATGGATTTAATTTTAAAAACATATAATGATACAGAGTATTTAAGTAATAATGGAATTGGCGAGGAAGACGGGACAGATTCAAGAAAGTATAAAATAAATAGATATGGAAATTATGTCCTTTGTGCAGTAGGTAATACAAAATGCGATAAGTTAAATCCAGTAGTTATCAATGCACGAATGCAGCGTATTCAAAGCTGGTGTGGTAATGAATTTATTACTATTCATAATTTATATATGTCTGGTATGATTAGTATGGCTATTGATATGTATAATAAAAAAGGCGAACTTACTAAAGATGATTATATTGATATTTGTAAGCGATATAAATATGGAGATGAAAATCCTGAACGGTATTATTTAAAGATTAAAGATGATGTAGAAATTTATTTAAAAAATATGAAGGATGGAGTAATGAATGCTTGATTATCTTATTAGAAAAGAAAAAGTACTTCACTCTTTAATTGAAGGATTAGTTAATAAAGGATATTCGTATAAAATATGGAATGGAATCAATAATAGATTAGATTTAATAAGAGATTTAAAAAATAAGTGTCAAATTGATCTGTTGATTAATTTAATAGAAAGTACAAACTATCCAGTTTTGGTAGATGTGATTAAGGGTTTAGACAATATTAGTTTAATAAATAAAAACAAAAGTGACTGGTATTTGATTTCTATAGATAAAGATAATTTAAAAAGAGAAGATGCAAATATTTTGCAAGAATGTATGTTAAATGATAATGCTTTAATTTATCTATCTGAAAAAAATATCAGTGCAGAAATTAAGCATTATTATATTATTTTTAGTCAAAAAAAATATGTAGGAGCAAATGAATATATAAATCATAGATGGCAAGGTAGGTGACATCAATGAATGTAGGGCAAAAAATTCAATTATTAAAAGAGTCTATGGGGTTTAAAAATTATCAAGAATTTGGTAAGTTTGTAGGCTTATCAGGGGACTGGTGTTTAGAATTAAGTAAGAAAAAGGATATTACAACAATTGATATTACTCGTTTAATAACAATTTGCAATAAATTTAAAGTTACTCTTGACTGGTTATTGTTTGATGTTGAAAATATTAATATAGATATTAAAGAAGGATATCCAGATAATGATGTAGGAACTATGTTGGATAATATAATTAAACAGGCACAAACTGATAAAACTTTTTATTATGGTACAGAGTTAAGTAAACAAAATAGACAACTTGTAATTGATATAATAGAAGAAGTAAAAAGATTAATACACGACAATTTATAAGAGCATTAGTAAATGCTCTTATAACATACATATAAAAATTTCATATGTCATTGTCGATGATACATATTGAAATAGAAAGGAAATGGCATATGAAATTTAAAAAGATAAAAAAGAGAAATATATATGAAACTTGGAAACATACTAATAGACGTACTAGAATAGTTTCATATATTTATTATTCGCCAGCTAGTGAAAGATATCATTTTGAGATTATAAGTAAAAATGATTCAGTACATAATATTGTTTATTCCTCTCTGATGGATGGAAAAACATTTCAGACATTTGATGAAACAGTAAATAATATAAAAAGCTGGCTAATTACTATGATAGGCGAATAGCCTATTCCTTTTTATCAAAATAAAATATTAATATAATAATAGTTGACTTTGTTTTAGCATTATGGTAATATATAACTATAATAAAAAAACAAAGGAGGAAAACGTCAATAACCCACCACTAAAGTGGCGGGCTTGCAAAAGCCTTTATTGACTAGACTAAGCGAAAGCTACGTTACCTATATCATAACACCTACGAATGTTTACCCTAGTTCGTAGCTCTGTTGCTTAACTTTAAACAGTTCTGATGGGTAGGAACAGTGAGTTAAGTGTAAAAAGTATAGGTAACATTGTCTAAGGGTACTAACTCCAGAAAGGAGGACATAACTTGAGAGTATATGTCATTAATCAAAGAAAAGAACCATTAATGCCTACAACACCAAGTAAAGCGAGAAAATTATTAAAACAAGGTAAGGCAAAAGTAGTAAAAAGAGAACCATTTACAATTCAATTATTATACGCAACTGGTGAAACCAAGCAGGATATAACATTAGGTATAGATGCAGGAAGTAAATTTATTGGAGTATCTGCTACAACAGAAAAGCAAGAGCTATTTTCAGCAGAAGTAGAATTAAGAAACGATATTGTAGACTTACTATCTACACGTAGAGAATTCAGACGTACAAGAAGGAATAGATTAAGGTATAGAAAACCCAGATTTTTAAATCGTGTTTATAGTAAAAATAAAGGTTGGTTAGCACCTTCTGTTGAAAATAAAATACAAACACATTTAAAAATAACAAGTAAGATACACGAAATTTTGCCTATATCAAAAATAATAATAGAAGTTGCTTCCTTTGATATACAAAAGATTAAAAATCCCGATATAGAAGGTGAACAATACCAACAAGGAGAACAATTGGGATTTTGGAATGTAAGAGAATATGTCCTTTGGAGAGATGGATATAAATGTCAAGGTAAAAAGGGTTGCAAAAATAAAATATTAAATGTACATCATATAGAATCAAGGAAAACTGGTGGAAATTCCCCAAGCAACCTTATTACTTTGTGTGAAAGTTGCCATAAAGATTATCATGCTGGTAAATTAAAATTAAATTTAAAACGCGGTCAATCGTTTAAAGATGCAGCTTTTATGGGGATTATGAGGTGGACATTTTATAATAGACTCAAAGAAATATATTCTAATGTAAAAATAACTTATGGATATATTACTAAAAACACTAGAATACAGAATAATCTACCAAAAGAACATAGGATTGATGCATTATGTATAAGTGGTAATCCTAATGTTAAAAGATTAGATTATTGGTATTATATTAAGCAAGTAAGAAGGCACAATAGACAAATTCATAAAGCCAATATATTAAAGGGCGACAAAAAGAAATTAAATCAAGCTCCTTATTTAGTAAAAGGATTCAGATTGTTTGACAAGGTAAAATACAAAGGACAAGAATGTTTTATATTCGGTAGACGCAGTTCTGGTTATTTTGATTTAAGAAAACTTGATGGTACAGTTATTCATAGGAGTGCCAATTGTAAAGATTTAAAACTTATAAGCAAGGCAAAAACATTATTATGGGAAAGGAGGATAGATGTGGCTGTTTCCTCACATGACTAAAGTCACGTGTCTCCACAGCCACAATTTTATGAAAGTAAAGTTAGTAAATAAAAAAAGATTTATATTTAGTATTATTACAGTTATAGTTATTATTGTGCAAATTATTGTTCTATTATATACTCAAGTAAGCAAACCAAATGACACAGTAACAAATGCTGAAGTAGAAGATAATATTGTAGCTGTACAAGAACAAATATTAATTCCAACCTCAATACAAATACAAGAAGAAAAACCTATTGACAATTCAGATAAAAATGATAATATAATATTAAAACAAGAAATTCAAAAAACACAGATAGAGAATACATATTATGATATACCGTTATCAGACGAATTACAAGATTTTATAAGGGAAAAATGCAATCAATATGGTGTTAATATGGAAATAATATTAGGTATCATGCAAACAGAAAGTAATTTTCAACATGATGTAAGTAGCAAAAATCAGTCTGAAGATGGTTATAGCGTAGGCTACATGCAACTTAATACAGGTAAAGAAAGCTACATAAAATGGTATGGAGAACTTACAGGTATAGATGATTTTGACCCTAAAAATCCATATCATAATATAGAAGGAGGTATAGCAGTATATAAAAACTATCAGGACTATTGGGAAAATCAAGGGTTAGAAGGTGAAGAACTATTAATACATAGTTTAAATTCTTATAATCTCGGTATTAATGGACTTATAAGATATAAAAATAAGACTAGTCAGATTAGTAGAAGTTATGACAGAAAGGTGATGGCAAATAAGAATAATTTAAGAATAAAATAATATACTGGAGGGAGTTGAAATGTGTTTATATACATATAACTACAGAGGATTTATAATTTACAAAAATATAAATGACGATTTTAAATCAGTATATTATTCAGTGTATAATCCAAGTAATTATAAACATGTACATATTTCAAATAATAAGGGAGCAAAAGCAATTGTTGATTGTTATAAATCAAAATATAAAAATAGGTTTGGTAGAATAATAAGGAATAAAGCATTGAGATTGGCAGGATATAATGTATATTATTAAAATAAAATGGAAGGAGAAATATAAGAATGGAAAAATCTAAAAAGAGATTTGTTACATATACGAGATATGAAGGATATTTTGATTGGTGCCATCCAGAGAGAAAAGAAGCACAATATATATTTCATTGGAACGATTTTGCTGATAGAGCAAAAGAATTAGAATTAAAAAATGGTTTTACAATTGAACTTAAATATGATAAACCTTTTGATCCTAAAAAAGATGATGTTTTAGATGTAGCATATGCAATTCAAGATAGAGTTAATAGAAGTTTATATTGTTCTTATAAAAATGACGTAGATAAGGTTGTGCAATTTTTAGAATCAATTGCAGAAGAAAATGATGCTTTAAAAAAAGAATATGATATTGAGTTTGCTAAATATCAAATTGAATACTGGCAAAATAGGTTACAAAGTTTAACAACATAGATATTGATTTGATTGCAGGGGGAGTTGTATGACAAATATTAACAATGGTGATAAAATAAGGAATAAGTTAATTGAAAAAGCTACAGCATTAATAATACATTCTAAAGGTAAAGTTCCAGATTTTAGCCAAATGGAAAATGGAGATATAATCCGTCTTATACGTTTATTAAATCTTTATATTGAAGGAAAGTAAACAGAAAATAGGTTTTATTAAAAGGATGGTGAAAGTGTGGAAAATTCACAGAAAGGTATAATTATTAAGTATTGGAGAACAACAATATAACTCCTAAAGCACAACATAGATGGATGCGACATGTAGAATATAATTCTGATATAATATTTATAAAAGTCAAGCGTGAACACTCGTGGCTTTAGTCATGAGATGAATTGTTCACGATAAATAAATACTTAAATCTTGAACAATAAGAAAACCTTAAAATCAAAATAAAAAGTTGATTTGATTCAAAAGTTGGGTGAGTATTGTGAAAAAGTTAAGTGAGACAAAAAATGAAATAATTGTATCTTTCAAAAAAGACGAATTGAAACATATTGCTATGAGTTGGCTGCATAGGATTTGTACATCTGAACAGTTGGAATATAGAAAAGAGCAAGAAAAACAAAAGTGTAGAGAATTATATAAAATATTAGGGTGGAATTAAAATATTAATATAATATTATTGACAAATAAAATAGACTATGATATATTGTAATTGTGATAGTTGAAATGCAGGATTGATGGAATTGGCAGACATAGAGGACTTAAAATCCTCTGGTAATAATACCGTATGGGTTCGAGTCCCATATCCTGCACCAAAAAATAATACATTCCCCCTTAGTTTATTTTTAAAGCGTTTTTCGGTGTTAGCTTGAATAACCGTAAACAAAATTTTTATAAAATATTAATATAAAAGTATTGACAAAATCAAAATGAAATACTATAATAAATAATGAAAGGAGAGATAAAATGGTAACGTCAAATGGAAAACTTAAAATTAATATTTCCGAAGAAGAACGCAAAGGGTTAATAAATAACTTCAAAATAGGCATATTGCGTCAATTGTGTAAAGAAGGATATTTTTCTAGCGAACAATTACGTTTAATAGAAGAAGAAATAAGAAAAGAAACGCATATGTGAATTATTTTAAAAAGTAGTTCTGACAAAACAGAATAGAGGGTATGGGTTTTACCCAATTGAATAATTTGGTGCGAACGTAACTAAATTATTCAATAAAATTCACACAAAATTGTGATGTTCGCACTTTTATAATTTAAAACTATTGATATATCTATGTTTTAATGTGGTGCTGTTGCAACTTGCACATACGTGTGAATATAACCTAACAGCAGTTAATCAGGCATATGACTATATTGTAGTTGCAACTCGCACATATATATAAATGCAATTTTATAAGAAGGGAAGTATATTGTGAAAGTAAATAGAGTTGAGCAACATTTAATTAAAAAAAGTGATGGCATATATAAAATCATAGACGATTTGTGTTTTAAATCAAAAAATGTATATAATTATGCTAATTATATTGTAAGACAAGAATTTATTAAAAATAATAAATGGATTCGATATAATGAATTAGCAAACATTATAAAAGATTCTGAACCATATAGAGATTTAGGCAGTAATGTAGGTCAACAAACTTTAAAACTACTTGATAAAAATTGGAAATCATTCTTTGCCAGCATTAAAGATTGGAACAAAAATAAGGACAAATATTTGGGCAGACCTAAACTTCCCAAATACAAAGATAAAGAAAAAGGTAGAAATATTTTAGTAATTGATAATATTAAATGTAAAATAAAAGATGGTTATTTAAGATTTAGCTGGAAACCATTAAAACCTTTAAATAATAAATTTAAAACAAATGCTACAGGTAAATTGATGCAAGTTAGATTTATACCAAGAAAAAATTCTTATGTAATGGAAATAGTATATGAGATAGATGTGCCAGAAGCAAAAGAAGAATCTCATAGAATAATAGGAATTGATATTGGTGTTGATAATTTGGCAACGGTGGCAAATAATGTTAGATTAAAACCGTTTATAATTAATGGTAGACCATTAAAGTCTATAAATCAATATTATAATAAAATAAAAGCAGAAAAACAGAGTGATTTAAAAAAGAAACACAATAAAGATTGGAGTAATAAACTACAAAAACTAACAGATAAACGAAATAATAAAATAAATGATTACATACATAAAGCAAGCAAATATATAATTGATTGGTGTGTACAAAATCAAATTGATACTATAGTTATAGGAAGAAACAAAAATTGGAAGCAAGAAAGCGTAATGAGTAAAAAAGTTAATCAAAACTTTGTTGAAATACCACATAGTTTATTTATTGAAAAAATAAAATATAAAGCTGAGAACAAAGGTATTAAAGTAATAGAAACAGAAGAAAGTTATACAAGTAGTACAAGTTTTCTTGATGGTGAAGAACCATGTGAAGAAAATAAAAATAAAAAAAGAAGAATTCATAGAGGTTTATTTAAAAGTAATAAAGGAGTGTTGATAAATGCTGACCTGAATGGAGCTTATCAAATTATTAAAAAAGTATTTCCAAATGCGTTTGCGGATGGAATAGAGGGTGTAGGTTTACACCCAGTTAGAGTAAATCTCTAACAAATCAAACATAAAGTTTGAATAAATTTGCTATTATAATAATGTAAGATACGAACAGAAAATAAGAAAGGCAGTTACAGCAATAAAACAAGAAAATTCAATTGGCTGAATTTAAAACTGCCTTGGAATATAGTGAGGTAGCTCAACTGGTAGAGCAAATGTAATAGCAAATATATCTTGTTAAGATATTAACAGCAAAACTGCTTTAGGGACATTGTGTTGTAGGTTCGAGTCCTACCCTCACGACAAATAAAATTTAGGCACATACAGCAATCATTCAAGCAAATCTGAAATTTGTTGTTTAATGTGCCTAGTTTGGAAAAGACGCATACAGCAAATATTTGTAAACAATCTGTAAAATTGTTTCTCAATGCGTCTTGTACATGGAGAACGTATCTAAGTGGCTAAAGGAAATTGAATAAAATAGTATCGAGTATTGGATACATACAGCAACAATATCAATACCTACAAGGTTCGCAGGTTCGAATCCTGCCGTTCTCCAATAATTGTAAAATCCTCTAAGATGCGTACAGCAACAAAAATAACTTTGGGTGTTAAAAATGCATCTTGGAGTTTTAATAAAGACACTTACAGCAATCAATAATGCAACAGACTTTTAATCTGTAGAGCAAACAAGTGTCTTGTAAAATATAAATATAAATAGGAGGATTTTATTATGAGTAAAAGATTTGTAAGCGCATTAAAACAAGAAAACAATTACACCCTAACTGAAAATGGTGCAGTAGCATTAAAAAGTACAAATAGTGCTTTAGTAGATTTGTTTGGACAAATTGGAGCAATGAGAAAAAGACCTGACGCAGATATTGAATCAGTATTTAGTAAGGCATTTGCAGAAGATAAGTTATTAGCAACAAAAATGGCTTTTTATGCTAGAAATGTGCGTGGTGGATTAGGCGAAAGAAGAACGGCAAGGATAATTTTTAAGTTTTTAGCAAAGTTATATCCCGATGTTATGAAGAAAAACATCCAATTTTTGCCTCTGTTCGGTCGATACGATGATTTATATGAATTTGTTGGAACTCCCGTTGAAAATGATATGTGGCGATTAATTCAAGAACAGTGGAATTTGGATATTAAGAATATGAAAGACAACAAACCAATTAGCCTGTTAGCTAAATGGCTGAAAAGTGTGAATACGAGTTCACAGGAATCTAACAAACTTGGTAAATTAACTGCTAAAAATTTAGGATTATCAGAAAAGGAATACAGAAAAACTTTATCTGTATTAAGAAGGTATCTTGATGTTACAGAAGTTAAAATGTCACATAATCAATGGAGTGATATTAATTATGCTGGTGTACCTTCTAGGGCAATGAGCATATATAGAAATGCTTTTAGAAAACATGATGAAGATAGATTTAATGCCTACATAGAAAGTGTTTCTAAAGGCGAAGCAAAAATAAATTCAAGCACGTTGTTTCCTTATGATATACTTGAAAAAATGGGATTAAGCACGTGGCATGGTAATTATTTAACTGTAAACCATTATGATAAAGTGCTTGAAGAACAATGGAAGGCACTTCCTAACTATATTGAAGGAGAAAATAATGTTTTAGTAATGGCAGATACTTCAGGAAGTATGCAAGGTAGACCAATGGCAACATCTGTAGGATTGGCAATATATTTCGCTGAAAGAAATCATGGTATATTTAAAGATGTTTTTATGACTTTTTCATCAAGACCATCTTTTGTACAATTAAAAGGCAATACACTTTATGAAAAAATTCAATGTATACCTTCTATAGTTGAAAACACAAATTTAGAAGCTGCATTTAAACTAATTTTAGATACAGCTATAAGAAATAATTTAACTGCTGAAGATATGCCAAAATCGTTAATAGTAATATCCGATATGGAATTTGACAGGCAATCAAATAAGAATCATTCAACTTGGCATGATGCTATGGTTTCTATGTATAATAATCATGGTTATGAAATGCCAAACATTATTTACTGGAATGTAGATAGTAGACACGACAATTTTCAAGTTACAAGCGAACATAGAGGTGTACAGCTAGCCAGTGGTCAATCTCCTTCAGTATTTAAGTCCATATTAAATAATATAGGGAAAACTCCATATGAAGCTATGTTGAGTGTTTTAAATGATCCAATGTATGATTGTATTACAGTTTAACAAGGGAGAATATTATCTCCCTTATTAAATTTAGATGAAAGATTGGTTTGATTGAAATTAAGGGTTACATTTGAAATGTATACCTCGAAAGGAGTGTAATATGAAAGCAACAGTATTCACAAAAAGAATATTTTCATTAGAACTAACTGAAGAAGAATTGGGCATTATTGCAGGTGCGTTATATTTTGCTAATAATGAAGATATAAAATATTTTGTGGATAAATATAAATATCCATGTAGTGGATATAGTTTTGATGAAGTTGCTGAATTGCAAGAGAAACTAAGTGAAGAAGTTAATAAATTAATAGAAAATAGGTAGGTGATAAGTATATGTATTACAACAAAGAAAATATATCAAAAATAGAACATGCTATTAATTTTCTTGACGAAGTTGAGTATTATGATTGGTCAGACGATACAATAACTGAAACAGAATTAGCAAGGGAAATTCAAGACTGTATAAATGAATTATATGACATATTGGAAAAAGCCAAAAAACACGAAAGAGAATTATATTGTGAACATAATAATATAAATTGTTCTACTTGTAAGCATAATGGTAATCAATGGAGAGAATGGGCGTGTGAAATGTGTAATAGTGGAATACAGTATGGACATTGGGAAAGAAATTAAGAAAG